CGGGAATGTATTTGCAGGGACTGTGCAGGCGGTTGTCGCGCCGGAGACGCTGATCGTGTTTGAGGCGCTCGCATTTTTGACGCGCCACTCGAAGACGGCGGAGGTTTGCTTTATCTCTGCGAAGCAGACCTGTGAGTCGGCTGTGTCATCGTCACAGCGCCATGTAAACATATTTTTTTCAAATCTGTTTACAAAAGCGCCGGCTGTTGGAGCAAACCCATCCGCTGTTATCCCTACAGTGTCGTCCGAATACTCGCACACCAACGATGGCTTCCGTGTTGACTTTGCGCCGAATATAATCGCCTCGCTTGTCCCTGATTCTCCTCCTCGAAGCGCGACCACAAAGCCATTTCTTATTCCTTGCTGCAGTTCTTCTTTTTTTGATTTGTAATTTTTCAGGTCAAAAACTGCATTTAGCTGTATGATTTCATTCAGAGCCGTCCAGTTTCCGTTTGCTTGCTCCGAGACCCCTGTGAAGGTCTGGTATATCTCAGGCCTTGTCGCATATGTCATTGCATCTGCATCAAATTGACTCGCCAACGCATTTACATATGTCCAAATCCCCTTGTATGTAGCGTCGCTTTCTGCTGTTGGCTGTGCATAAAATGCAAGCGTTACTTTTGTTACCCGTTTGAACTTGTATGTGTCGCCCGGCACAGGGAAGTTGATATATACGTTATCCCCTCGCTTAATGTTTCCCGCGTCTCCTGTAAACGGCTCTACGAAGAATTTGTACTGTGTAAGATCCGAATAGTTTGTGTTCGGGTGGTTCTTCGCGACTGCTGTCGAGCCGCTTGCCTGCACTGTAAACGTCGGCATTTACTTCGCCCCCATTCTGGTTGTGATGCGTGCGTTTTTGGCGATGCGGAGGATGGTGTCGAGGTCTTCGACGTGGTCGACGTAGACGGTGGTGTTGTAGGTGTCGCCGGAGGTGTAGCGCGTTTCGCTGGCTGTCTGGATGCGCGAGCCGGAGGGGAGATAGATCCGCTCGAGGCCGTTCTCGTTGACCCGCGTCCAGCCGCCGGACCAGTTGTCCGTGCCGGCGGCGTTGCCGCGAAGCTTTTTGATATATTCCTGCACCCAGAGATCCTGCGACTTTCCGAGCACGGAGCTGTCACCCGAGCGAACGAGCGATTCATACTGCGCGTTGGCGTAGGCCTCCATGTTGCCGTAGGCTTTGCCGGTGTCGGTGTCGAAGTAGCTGCCGTAGCCGTTGGCGGCGGTGGTCCGGTTGGTATCCTGCTGCATCCATTTGGTGTTCAGGCGCTGGACGTTCGACATCTGGCCCTTGCTGTAGTTCAGGCCGAGCGCTGTGCCCATCTTGTTGAAATCGAGCGTCAGCAGACCGGACAGGAAGTCCCCGGCGTCGGCAATTGCCGCCATGACCTCCGACAGCGGGCGCAGTGCCTTCGTCAGAGCCGGGACCTTGTCATTTGACAGGGTATCCATCGGGTTGATGATCTCGCCCGCCGTCTCGAGCAGCATGCCGAATGAGTCGACCAGCCCTGATTGCTGCAGCACATCGCCGGTATACTTGATTCCGCTGGTGACGTCGCCGTAGAATTCTTCCAAATATGGCGCGAACTCTGCGGCCAGCTGATTCTTGACGCCCTCCTGCGTATTTTGCAGGCGAGAATAGGCGTCGTCGACGCCCTGCAGGGATTTGAGCGCGTCGTTGTCAAGGACATAGCCCATATCATGCGCTTCCTGCGCGTAAGCCCGCATTTTCTCGCCGCCGAGGTCGATGAGCGGATTGAGCTCCTGCGCGGACTCAGACATGAGGTCCATGGCCAGCGCGTCCCGCTCGGTCTGGTTTTTGATCTCACCGAGCGCGTCGATGGTGTCGTAAAAGACGTCCTGCGCGCTGCGGAGGCTTCCGTCGGCGTTGGTGATCTCTACGCCCAGACGCTGGTACGCATCATAGGCGTCGCCGGTGCCCGCTGCGGCCTCCTGCATCTTGTTGGTGGTTTCCTTGAGGCTGTCCTTGATACGGTCAAAGGAGACGTCCGTGAGGTCGGCCATGTAGTTAAGCTCCTGCACGGAATCGGTCGTCGTGCCGGTCACGGAGGCGAGCGTCAGCAGATCGTCCGCATTCGAGGCGGCTTCCTTCGTCATGGAGATCAGCGCTTTTTCCGCCTTGACGATCGCCGCAGCGACGGCGGCAAATCCGCCCGCAACTGCGACTGTCGTAGTGTCGAGCTGCAGCATGCCGTTCATGGACGTTTTCATGCTGTCCGGCAGCTGGATCCCGAGCTTGGAGGTCAGGCCGTTCACCACGTCGCCGAGGTTGCCCATGCCTTTCCCGGCGTCCTCGGCCGCATCCCCGATTTCGCCCATGCTCTGCGCGGATTCCCCGGTTTCCTCGTTGGCTTTTGCCATCTGCTCGGTATTGCGCTTCAGCTGGTTCTCCATTTTGTAGAGCTCGGCTTCCGCGTTTGCGAGCTCCTTCTCCCAGCGGCTGGTTTCTACCGCCCCGATCTCATAATACTCTGTTGCGTTTTTAAAGGCTGATTCCAACAAATCTACTTTGTTGGCCTGCTGGATGATTTTCTGCGTTAAAATGTCATTCTTTTTAGCCATCAAGTCCGCAGAATCCGCACTATCTTCGTATTCTGCTGCGACCTTCCGCATTTGGGCGTCCAGTACGTCTATGCTGGCGTTGAGCTGATCTATTGATTGTTTGTACTTTTGCTCTTTGTCGCCCCGTAGACTTTCGCCCAGCTTGTTCGTGCGCTCAGCCAGATCTGCCAGACCATCCGAGAAGTTGTCGGCAGCACCACCTGCCGCCTCCAGCTTAGACGTGTTGTCAGCCAATGCACGCTCCATTTTTACAAGAGCGGCTTCGGCATTGTTCAGTTGCTGCTGGTACTTTTGGGTTGTCGTGTCGGATATGCCGTAGGCCTTGGCAGACTTCTGCAGCATCTCCTGCAGCTGCTCAACCTTATCACGCTGCGTCAGGATCTTCTGGTTCAGAACCTCGTTGATCTCTGTCAGGCCCTTGATGCTGTTTTCGTTCCCGGCATAGGTCGTGTTAAGCAGTTTGATCTTGCTGTCCAGCGTTCCGAGCGCGGCATTGATCTCGGAGATCCGCTGTTTATACTCGGCCTCGCCGTCCAGTTTGATTTTTGTGCTAATGGTGGCGTCAGCCATTTAAAGTCCCCCCGATACAAGATAATCGTGCAACGATAAGCCGGACGGCTTATCCAGATCAACATATCTGCCGTCTGGCATTGCCTGAGATGCAGACCGGCGCGGCGTGGCAAGGGAAAAGTATTCCCGATAGATTGCCATGCACCGCGCCGGCGTCATCGTCCTCCAAAATACAGCCTCATCGTTGTGCAGGACGTTGATCCAAATGTTTAGGTACCACGCGAATCGGATGCTGTAGGGTTCGGCTGCGTGGTCTGTTCTTTTTTTTCGCCGGATTCCTCCGACTGATTTTCGGCCGGACGCTCTGTGTCCGGCTCGTAGACCGCCTGAAAGATCATTTCAATGATTCTGTCAGCGATCTCACCGAAGCGCTTGGCCGTCATCATCTTGCCGACATCGCGGCTCGTAAAGCGTTCCGGCCAGCCCTGGTCGTAGGCGTACTCATTCATAGCGGCGGCCACTGTCTCAAAAATGTTTTTCATGGTGCGCTTCCGGGACAGCAGCGGCTCAAGCGTACCGCCGTGCAGCTCCTGTAGGTCTGCCAGGACGTTCATGTTAACGTAAAGCTGATAGGTTTTCCCGCCGTGCTCAAACGGCAGGGGTTTCGGCTGTAAGTACATGACCGGCCCCCTTACGCAGTCTTGCCGAGAACGGCGTCGCAGTACGCTCTTGCATCCTCCTCGGAGTCGCAGGTAGCAATCTCAACAAGGTTGTCGAGAGCATCGACGAGGAATTCGCCCGACGTGACCGGCGTATTGAACGTGATGTTCTCGCCGAGAGTCTGGTAGACATGGCTGGGCGGTCCGAAGAGCGCACGGCCGATGAAAATGCAGGTGAATTTCTCCACGCCGTCGATCATGTCAGGCGCGTAGAACGAGACGCCGACATACTGGCTGGTGGATGTCTTGCCGTACCGGACTACGTTGATGGATTTCGTCTTGACGGATCTGGTCGTCTTGACGGCCTTATACAGCAGCACTTGCGCCGCCTCGGTGATATACTTGACGCCGAGCGAGATCGTGCCGCCGGTCGCCTTGCGCATATACTCGGCAAGGGAGCTTTCGGCATACAGACGGCCTTCGGCGTTGCGCAGCTCGAAGTTTGCCGTCATGGCGTCGCCGACCTTTGTGACGTCACTGTAGGTCACAGTATTGCCGGAATCGGATTTCGTGTATTTTGCGGCCTGAATGTACCGCAGATCATATGCAGGCATAGGCTCCTCCTATCTGTTCAAAATGTTAATCGCTTCTTTGCGCATGGCTTCATTTGACGCCGCACGCGCGGCCTTTATGGCCTGGTTCCAATAATGGTCAGCTTTGATCGCGCCGCCTCTTCGCTTCCAAAGATTACGCGATTTTCGGCCATAGTTGAGGACAAAGCCCTTGATATTATAGGGCTGCTGCCGCGCGTCCTTGCCGCGCAGCGTGACGACCATATACGGGACATCCTGCTTGTCGCGCTTGACGGTATTCGGGCGGACAATGTGCCGGTATGTCTCACCAGTGCGGCGGTTGTGGCCAGCGGCCACATAGGCGGATTTTACGCTGTCCAGCAGAACGTCCGCGCCGGCAGACAGAATCGTCTTCAGGTTCGTATCGGTAAAAAGCCGATCAGCTTTCAATTCCTTGATGATATCCTGCGCCTTTACCTCGGCTTCAAATTCCGCCATGTCAGATCACCTCAAACGGGATATCCGTGTAATACGTCATGGTCTGCTCATCGAAGCTCTGCTCATCCTGCCCGACCGCGACGCGGCCGGCAATGAGCGCGGCGATGATCTGCGCCGGCAGCGGATCGTTTTCCGTCTGTGTGGCCACTGTGACAACGCCCAGATTGACCGTGCAGATCGGCGCGCCCTCCGCCCGTTCCGACCGCGTCCCGGTCGGCGTCCAGACGACATAGCGCTCCTCGCTCGGGCTCGCCTGCACCTTGTAAACGCTGACGGCCTCCGGAACGACGGTGTCCAAAATGGACTCAATCTTCGAGTAGCTCATATTTGCCCTCCGGCTCGGTCAGGCTCAGCGTCGTACATGGCAGGCCATTGTCGTCGTGCCCGTACTGCGCCTGATCGATCTTGTAGATGTGGCGGCCCTCGTAGCCAGTCAGGCTGACATACTGATCGGACGTGATCGGCGGCTCATCCATGCCGCGCGGGACGCAGACGAGCTTGACGATCTTGCTGTTGGCCTGTTTGCCCGCGTAGTAGCGCGAGGCATAGACCTCCTGCTCGGCGTAATAGTACGACGTACCGGGGCCGAGCTTGGCCAGCAGCGGCGAGGAGCCAGGGCGAAGATCATGGACATCGAGAATCTGATCGTAGATCATGGTGATACCTCCCGCATCTTCTGCTGCAGCAGCTTATCGTGCAAATACGATCTGAGGCCGGACGGCAGCGGATTGTCCGCGGTCGTGGCGCGGCTGCGATACATCCATGCGGCGACGCGGGCGACGAGGCCGTTATCCTCATCGCTCGCGGAATCAAGCGTAATACCCTTGGTTTCGATATACCGGGCAGCCTGCGCAAGCAGGTTGCCCAGATATGCGGCCTGATCGTCGCTGATCCGCATCAGACCGAGATCCACGCAAAGCAGGTCGATTTGCCTCGACGTGTTCACACAAGGCTCAGACAATCAGGCCGCCTCCTTTCTTACGCGCCAGCCGTGCAGGTCGCAGAGCCGAGCTTGACAGCCTTGCCAGCACTGTCGATCTCCACGACCGTGATGACATTCCCGGTCGCAGCTGCGACCGCAGCCCCGGAGGTCATCGCACTCCAGCTGGCGTCCAGCTTCTCACCGGCTTCGACCGACAGCGGAGCACCGGCGAGCTTATAACGGAGCTTGTTTGCGCTGGCGTTGCCCGCGACCGTGACGGTCGTCTTGCCGGATGCGCCGGCCGCCGTCGTGACGATCAGGGTGCCGAGGCCCTCGTTGATGTAGTCGACGCCGAATGTGGTGGTTGTCTTCGGCGCGGTGTTTTTGTAGTTGAACAGAACAAACGCTTCGCCGATCGCCGGTTTGCCATCGTAGCGGGCAAGGCCCTTGAAGCAGGTCATGTTCTGCCGCCACTTGACATTTACGTTGGAATCGATGACCACGCCCTCGCGCTGAGACAGGCTGTACAGCGAGCCGAAGCCGCCGCAGACGTCATAGTCCTGCATAAACTCAAGCTCGACAAACTCGCCGCCAATGACCGGCATTGTACCGCTCACACCGGCGACCAGAGCCGCAGCGGCATTAAAATTCAGACTGCGAGACACGATATCGAGGTGCGTCTTGCGGTTGCAGAACCACACCGCCCGGCCGTCCGAGTAATTCGGGGACGGGACGTCGGTCGCTTCGCAGAGCTTCTGGAAAAACTCCGCGCCGTACTTCGCGCCGAGATCCAGCTTGAGGACGTGGCTCTCGTGCAGATCGGTAAACGTGCCCTGATTTGCGCCCCACCATTCCGGCTTGGACGTCGCGGCCAGGCGGGTGATGATACCGACAGGCATTTTCGTTCCGGTGCCGTAAATGCAGGCTTTATCCAAGCCCTTTGCAATGGCGGCAGCCAGATACTGCACAACGGTCGTCAGCAGCGACAGGTCAGTATCGTCAGACAGCACATAGTTCGGAAGAGCAAGATAGCCGCCGATCATAAAACCGTCCATGGTCAGCTGGTAGAAGTTGATATCCAGCTCGTTCATAACCGCATCCATCTCTGTCCAGATGGCTTCCGGCGCGACACCGGCGATGTTCTGGCGGCTGGTACCGCCGACGGGCTGCAGGGAAATGTGCGGCAGAACGCGAGAATACTGATAGGTCAGATCGTGCAGCATCGGCAGCAGGTTGTCGGGGATACCGAGCTCTGCGCCGCTGGCGCTGCGCTGCGACGTGCGAAGGGCGCGGATGTTGGACAGGAAATCGCGGGTTTCGGGGGCCTGCAGCAGAGCGTCGCGCTCCTGGTAGGTCAGGCCGAGCCAACGGCGCTCGGGGTTGGTCATGGGCATGGTGTTATTACTCCTTTCTGCTGCCGGTGCTGCCGGCTGGCCTGCCGCCGGAGGCGGCGTCTGGGCAGCCTCAAGGCTGCGGATTTCTTCGGTCGTTGCGTCAATGCGGGTCTGCAACTCTGCGATGGCCACGACGTTTGCGTTGCGCTGCTGCTCAAATTCGTCGATGGCGGCATCGACAGCGGCGCGATCCTCTTCGGTCTGCGCGGCAGCAATATCCGCCTCAAGCTCATGCTCGCGGGCCGCGAAGGCGTCGCGTTCGCTGACCAGTGTTTCCATCTGCGCCTGCATACTGCGCAGATCCTGCTGGCGTCTCAAGATTTTAAGTGCCATTGTTACCTCCAAGTTTCTTTCTTGCCGACGCGCGCCATGCTTCGCAGCGGCGCCGGTTGATTTCCTCCAGATCCTGCTTTCTGGCCGATACGCTCGTTTCGGTGTACGCCGGGAATGTGCAGACACTCACCTCATACAGCGGGTCGACCTCCTCGATTTCCCAGCGATACTTGCCGCCGCCGAGATCGACAAAGGTCTCGCGCTTGATTTCAAAGCCAAAGCTGCACTGATCGACGTCGCCGCGCTGGACCCGTGCGTACAGATCCATTGCCGAGCCGTCCTGCCGGTTGATCTTGACGGATCCCCACAGGCCGCGGGTATCCTGCCGCAGTGTCAGCGTGCCGGACTTCGTGCGGCCGAGCACAAGCGTAGTATCGTGGTTGATAAGGGCGCGAACATCACCGGAAACGCTGGTGTCAAAAGCGCCGGGCTTGACGATCTCGCTTGCGCCCTCCCAGAGCGGATACTCCGAGTTAAAGACGGCAAAATAGCCTTCGATATAAAGATCGTCAGCTGCTTCGCGGGTGGTAAACTGCTGCGAGCAGCTACGGATCTGGCGCGCAGTGCGCTCATTCGCCATTGCCTTCGCCTCCTTGCTCCAATTTTTTCTGATTGCCAATCATATTGGCCGGGATGTAGTTCTCAAGGATAACGCGCTCATCCAGCCCGTCTACCGGGGATAGATCCAGCCAGTCGCGGCTTTCGTTGCCGCTCATAATGCCCTTGACGTACAGGCCGGTGGAAACGTCGGCCAGATCCTTGAGCGTGTAGCTGTACAGTCGGCGGACAGACATTTTAAAATACCAGTCCGGGGACAGCAGAAGCTTGCGTGTCAGCTCCGAGCAGATAATGTTCGCGATGGATGTTGCCGTCGTCCGGATCATGTGGTTGTGATCGGCGTCGGAGTAGCTGCCGACACCCAGCATATACGGCGTCACGCCGACGATTGCCGCGACCTCACGTTTGTCCAGCTCAACGCCATCCTTGAGGGCGAGATCTGCAAGACTCAGCGGCTTGACCTGCTGAATGTCCATCAGATCCGCCGGGATGATCCACGGCGCACCGGCCTCGGAGTTCTGCAGATACTCGGTCATCAGCCGCTTACGGCCGGCCTCACTTGAAAACTCCTCGGACAGGCCGTCGACCTTGACAATGACAGACGGCTTCCACTTGTCGGACATAAAGCCCTTTTTTGTGGCGGACGCCTGCCGGAGATTGCCGGTCACGTCCCGCAGGCTCGCCCGAAGGCCAAGCCCAAGCCACGGCCGATCCGGATCCGGCCTGTATTTAAAGTGCAGCACCGTTGCAGGGTCATACATCTTGCCGCGCCATGTCACGTAGTAGGTCGCACCGCCGTCCGTGCTGGACGCCGTCGCGCCCGGCATCGGCGTCAGATCGACAAGCAGGCCATCCCGCGTCTGCGGCAAGACAAAGGCGCTGCCGCATGGCGAAAGCAGCATTGTCTGCACGATCCACTCGACCCAGTCTTTCCGACCGCCATACCGCCATGGATGGATATCGACAAACCGGCTGAGTTCGTTCCGGACGCGAACGTCACCGTTTTCCGCATTTCGGAACAGCTGGATTGTCGCGTTGCTGACGATGTCCGCCAGCCCTCCGACCGCCGCCAGGACATCCGGGCTGTCGATCAGCCGATGATATCCCGTCACAGCCAGCGTGTCAGAATTGGACACCAGCCACTGCAGACAGGACTGGTCGCTTGCAGCGCTGCGGCGCTGCGGTTTCACTTTCAATCGGCATCAGCCTCCGTTTCATCCCTGGCGCTGTCATACCATCCAGCACCCTTGTTGCTCTCGCTCAAATCATTCAGGTAAGCGCAGGCTGCGAAGACCGCGCAATCAAACACGTCAATGCGCAGATTCGGCTCGATCTTCTGGTACTGCACCATGTCGTCGGCCTTCTCGACGCCGGCTACGTTCTGCACGCAGTATTCCATCGGTTCCGCGTGCATGTAATAGAGCGTTCCCTGCTTCGCAGATTTCTCAAGATATCGGAACCCCTCGGATTTCAGGATAAAGGTCTGCATCTGCGCCTTGACCGGGAAATGCTCCTTTTTCATCTCGACAAAGTACTCACGGCAGAACTTCGGGTCGTGCCCGATCCGGCGCATCTTGAAGCCCTCGCCGCGGCGTTTTTTGAACCATCGGACGATGTCGCTGTAGTTCGTGACCTTGTCGTTGGTCATGTCAAGCCATCCGTCATCTTTCCAGCCGAACAGCGGGATCTGATCCTTGTTTGCCTTGATCTCCGCCGCCGGCCGCGGGAACCAGCAGTGCGGGATGATAATATCGACACCCTTGTAATGGCCAAACAGGCAGCAGGCCGTCAAGTCGTGCATCTTGGAGAGATCCGCGCCGCCGTACCATTTGATCGGCAGGCGTGCGAGCTGCGCCAGCGTCCAGTTGTACTTCGCGTCGGACTTGCGCCACTCGGTAATATCGAACCAGGCACGCAGCGCAGCCGTAAAGATGTTAAGCGAGGTGTTTAAAAATTCAGGGCGCAGCTGCGGGTCGGCCTCGGCCTGTGCAGCGTCGTTGATCATATCCTGCGGCCGGATGCTGTAGCCCCAACCGGGACTTGCGGCCTCCAGTGCCTTCGGATCCAGAAGGTCGACGTCGCCGTTCTCATTGGTCGGGGCCTGCGCGATAAAGATGAAGATCTCGTCGGCATACGGATCCTTGATAGTGCCGTTGAGGATCTTCTTGCAGAACTCCACGCGCTGCGCCAGAAAGCCTAGCGCGTTCGCGCCGCCGGAAGATATGATGATGACAAGCTTGTTGGTGTATGCCTTTGTCGCATCACGCAGCTTCTGGAACTGCTTCGGCGACTTATACACATGCGCCTCATCGCAGATGACGATGTTGGCATTGAAGGAGTCCTGCTTCTCGGGATTCGCCGCCAGGGCATTGACGGAGATGAATCCGTCACCGATATCGCCGACAATGGAGTGCTCCATGTTGTTGTCCGTGATACGCAGGCCGCGCTCTGCATCTTCCTTGACCGTCACACCGAGGCGATAGACGTTATATTTCAGGAAGTCGAATCCTTCGAGCGCCTGCTTGAGCGCACCCCCGACCTCATAGACCTTGGATCCGGACCGGCGTTCATACAGGGCCAACGCCCAAGCCAGCGAGGCGGCGAACGTGGTCTTGACGTTTTTTCGCGGGATAAAATCAAGCGCTTCTTTGAACCGCCGTTTGTTTGTCCCCTTGAGGTAAAACCCCATGATGTTGAAGCAGATGAACTTGTGGTAGGGCAGCAGGTAGAACGGCGTGCCGCGCAAAGGGCTCGCGTCCAGGAACTCACCCTGCTGGTGGCAGAGCGTCGTCTCGATGATGGCGATGATCTCGCAGGCCGGCTCCGGCCGGAAATCCCATCGGCAGGATGCCAGATCGTTGAGATAACGCCGGCATGCCAGGACGATCCATTCGCACGCGACGATCTCCCCGCTGAGCACTTTGTCGACGTAGGCGTCGACGTCGCGCTGGTATTCTGCTGCGTGCTCGACAGCGTAGTTGTGCGCATCGTCAAGCAGCTGCTCGATCTTCGACCGGTCCGTGCTCACGGTCTGCTTGCTGCGGGCCTTATTCAGGCCGGTCGGCGTCAGTCCCAGCTGGTTGCGCAGGCCCGTGACCGTCGCACGAAGATTCTCAACGACCGTCCAGTTCGGGTCCTTCGCTGTGTACTCGCCGCCAGTCTTGTTGGTCAGAGTTGCGACCATCAGGCCGCCCGCCTTTTTCCAAGCCTTCTCCGCGCGACTGAGCTCGCGCTCTGTCTTGGCCAGCTGCTTGATCGTCGGCTCAAAAATCTGGTTGTAAGTGCCGACGGCCTGCATGTCGGCGCGAATCATGTCCTCTCTGGCCACTGTTGATCACCTCGGATTCCGTCATCCGGTTTCCCCAAGCGCGGCCGAAAAGCCGCGCCCAGGCTGGTAGAGGATTCACCATGCGTTCCAGGCGGAGGTGGAGAGAATAACCCCGCGCCTGGGGAAACCGGATGACCTGGGACACGCGCGCCCGCGTCGTTTGCGCGCGCATCCTGCTCGCGTATTTTCTTGTCGTTTACCCCCTCCCGTTATTTTCCGTCCGTCGGAAAGAGTCCCCCAGCCCAGTGACCGAGGCCCCTTCCGTTTTCGTTTTTTTTGGGGGGGCCTATTCGTCTTTGCCAGGCAAGCCCGGCCGGCGTCAGCTTCCCGGTCGACCGATCGTGAAAGCTGTTGTGCGCCTGCTGGCTGACCGAGATCAGATTCCACTCGGCCCATTGCAGCTCCGGGTAATCCTCGACCGGGTAGACATGGTGCACCGTCGTTGCCTCGACGCGCCGGCCGTACCGCAGCGCCTCACGGCACAGGCCTTTGTCCCGGTGAAGGACGCGCGCCCGAAGCGCCAGCCATCGCTTGCTCTTGTAATCCATCGGCAAAAAAGAAAAGCGCCGTGACCCTGAACGGATCGCGGCGCATCTGCCAGCCGGCTATCACCTCGGCTGCATAACAAAAGCGCCAAACGATCCGACCATCATGGTCAAATCATTTGGCGCTGGCACTAGCACGTTGGCTTTGGCTCTGGCTCGTATTCACGTTTACGACTGTCGCTTTCTTGCAATGCTTGCAGTAAAGCGGGAAGTCGATCAGCCTGGATGTCGGCAGCACTCGCTGCTGCGTTGGCCTGCCGCACAGTGGGCAGATCAGCTTATCATCCGCTGACACCAACAGTATATCACGCGCAATTCTGTTTTGCAAGACTTTTATCCACCCTTCCCGTTATTTATTGATTGTTTCGAGCCGAAAATGTTTATCCCGGTTTGATTTTTGACCCAGCCGAACGTATATCCAAAGTCCCCATATCGGTTGTCCTTACGCTCAGCTGATAACTGCACAACATTGTCCGGCGGCTCATAATGCTCGCCTGGTTCCAGTGTTCGTTCTAATATGACGGGCTGCTGCAGCCCCTTTGATGGTGTGTACATGCGAGCCTGCCATCTGGCCCTGCCAGTCTTGCGCGGCTCCTTTGTCATGTACATTGCAACCTTATGATAGCAGTCGATCTCATAATGTCCCGGCCCTTTGTCTGGACCGAACATCTCAATATACTCGGACAGCAGCAGAGCCGGGCTGCCGCGGATTGGCCGCAAGCCGAACTGGCGGATCGTCTCGATATCCATGCTGCCGAACCGCCACAGCTCGCGGATCAGCTCCGCATTGCCGCCGTCAGCGGGCAGGATCATGTGATGATGGATACGCTTGTCGCCGTGCTCGCCCTCTATGACATACACGTAATCATAGGGCAGACCGCGTGCTTTACGCGCCGGCCGGTATCGCGCGAAGAACGCGCGCAGCCGGCGAGCGGCGATATCATAGTTCGGCGGCAGGAAGTCGTCCGCGTATGTCGTGGTGACGAACAGATCGTCCAGCGTAAAGTTTGCCTCGATCAGATGCTCCAGCTTCTGCACGGATGACTTATCATTTAGATACTGCTGATACGGTGCAGTCTCATCCGAGCGGCCAGACCTTCGTCCGGCCTGTGGACGGATTGCAGCGCTGTCGATAGCGCGATAGCACGGGCCAGCATAGATTTCTTTGATTGTGCGTGAGAATGGGATAGGATCACCTCCTGGTTCTTTTGGCGGGCTCGCCGTGTGAGGGATGCACGGCGAGCCCATATCATGACCGGTCAGATCCCCGCGGCAGCAGCCATGGCATGCAGCTGCCGCCATAGTCCATGTAAACTAATTGACCGGATGATACTGGATCCATCAGCGCCTGCGCTTACGCGGCCGCGCCGGCTTGTCGTAGTGCGTCGGCAGGATGAACTCGTTTCGAAGGTCGAACGGGACAAAGGCGTCGCCGCAGGCGATCCGGAGTACAGAGTCGATCCGCTCCTTGTGGAAGTCCGCCTCGTCGCTGCCGTTCCATGCGGCCCGATGCGCATTATCAAGTTCTGCGACCTTGGCCGCAAGCCGCCGCATTCGCTCGGGGCCGAAGCCGAATTCGAGCGCCAGCGCACAGAGGATCAGATCTGCGCCCTTCTGCACTCCGGCGTCAAACGCATTGGCCATGCCGTTGCGCCTGACCTCATCCATGCGCGTCATAAAATCAGCCATCGTCTGCACCTCCGGGCTGCATCTCGCCCAGCATCGTATCGCCCACAACGCAGATCTTTCTGCACGCGCTGCGAATGCTTTTAACAACAAGCACACCCACCACGATCCACTCGAGCAGAGCCGCCAGTGTCAGGATCTCAATAATCATGCTGTTCCTCCTTTACCGTCCGGGCAGCGCCAGCCTCGGCGGCCAAAGCTGCCTGCCATACCGCATCCACAGATCTACCGCCTCATTGCGCTGGATGCCAAACGCCATGAGCCGCTTGATGTACCGTCTTCTCATTTCTTCTGCTTCTTCCTGTAATAGCTTCGGCGCGCGGCCTCTCGTGATTGCTCCCGGTGCAGTCTGGCCCAGCGGCCGGAGATGGATAGCTCCGGCCACGCTTCCGCCGGTGAGATCTCCACGCATTCGTCCGGCCGGATGATTACGCGCTTGCCGGCACGCTGGAGGACATAAAAGTATCTGCTGCTGTACGGGTCATTCAGCCTGTCCGCTACAACGATCTCACCGACCGCGGGTTCCAGATGCGGGTAGATGGGAATGTGCCGCGTGACGCGGATCACGACGCGCTTTGCATCATCGCCCATCATGCGAGACCCCAAAGCGATCCAAGGTACACAGCAATGCGTTTTCCTCATCACGAAAAGCAATGCTCTCCGGGTCAACTCGTTTGACGCAGTCAGAAAACTCGACAATTCCGACAACCTGAATTTGATCGCCGCAGATACGGCGCTCCCAGCAATGGAAATATCCATTCCTTTGACCGACCGTACAAGACCTGCTCTTCCACTCGACTGCAAATCTTGCGTCGCCCATGGATGCCACTTTTGCGGCCCGCTTACTCATCATACTCAATCACTCCATTGCGGACGCGCTTGACGTGCCGGTAGCGGATAACAGCATTGGATAGACTGGAGACCAACGAATACTGGACAGCACACGCTGCCGCGCAGTCCTGCAGCGAAAAGGCTATTCGCGCGTAATGATATGTAATCCCTTTTGATTCGGCGATCGCAGCCGCCTCGTTGCGGGATAGTCTCAGCCGTCCCATGCATAGCTTGATAAACCGTTTACGTGTCATCGAGATTCTCCTTTCAGCCCGTAGCTGCAAAAATCATATGGCTCTACCGCGTGGACACGTTCCAGCCCGTCACGGGTGAACACAGCCTGAACACAGTAAGCGCAGTAGCGACAGTAAATCACCGGCGCAACGTCAGCGGCAGGCAGATTGGCGATCGCGTCAATGGCCTCCTCATACGCTGGCTGTAGCCTTGTACCTATTGTGCGCATACCAACGCGTACAAAAATTGCCGCTATCGCCGCTTCGCGACCGACGTATTCGTCGGCCTTTCGCTCGCTCACCCCCATTTCACCTCCTAAACTCTCAAAATGGCATTTTCAGCAGGAGCTTTCGCATCAGCTTCATTCGCCTCTTCCATGCTCAAGAATACGCACTTCCCGATCTGATCCACAGAAATACCGATATCCACAAATTCCCCCGGAACAATGATGCTTGTTGATATCCTCGTAATCTTATGCGGCTGTATACCAATGCAATCTCGCGCGCTATTTTTGTACGTTTTGAACCATACCGTGTCCCCTTGCTTGCACGGCAGCACGACGCACCGCCCGCCCTTGTCTGCCTCGACAAGCTCGCGAAGGCGAGCAACCGGCACGCCGTCAAATTCCTCGATTTCCACAAGCGCTTTCCCGCCCACAGCCAGCCGTAGTGCCGCGTTGTCCGCGACAAGCCGTCTGATTGACGTCTCCGCTTCACGAATAATCGCGCAGCCATGAATGTCGCAGTTATGCTCGAAGCCGCAGCCCAAACAGGCAAGGCTGCCCGTCTCGACCGCAAGTGCGTCCAGCGCACGCAAAACCTCATCCGTCGTCATGTAGTAACCTCCAATTCTAACAGTTTTCGCCGCACAAACGGCATGAGCAGAATAATACTTGCACTCATGTGGAACATCGTCGGCGCACTCTCACACCGATCCAGCATATAGGCAAACACTTCCGAGTAACGCCGCCTCTGCAGCTCGTCGCCAAGGGATCCTCTCGCCGCGAAGAGATCTGTGCCCTCCGCATAGTCGGCGATCTCGTTGATGATTTCCCGCCCGCGGGCAGTCGGGATATAATCCGGTTCGGAGATTTCTGTTTCCAGCAGCTCGACCATAAGATCGACCATGTCATTTCGGTCCTTTATCATGCGTCGTCCTCCTCCGGCAGTCGCACCCATGCGGTGCAGACTGCATCAATTTTCGTGGTGCCACGCGGGAAGCACCATGTATCAGAAGCAGCGTTATAGATAGCATCATTGCGGAGTGTCACTCCAGCGCAGTCAAATTTGCAGAAGTAATAGCCGGACGCAGGCGGCTTCCCGGTGCGCCACTTCGGCGGCTGGTCGGATTCCAGCTGCTCCGACAGCGGGACAATTGGCCACGGCTGATCGATAGTGCCGCAGATATAATCCGCGGAGCATTGCAGTTGACGTGAAACCTTGGCCACATCGACAAATCGCGGCTCGAGATCGTTGCGGTAAAAGCTGCGGTACTCAAGACCCTTGCCTGCGGCCCAGCTGCGCAGCTCCTTGACCGTCGCGCCCGAATAGGACGTCAGATCGATTCGCGCATTGTCCGGCAGCCCGGCAGCATCGGCAGCGGCCAGATACCGCTTTGCCCCGGCAATAAACGCCTGCTTGACCTTATCCGCGGCCTTTTTGGCCGCTGCTTCTTCCTTGTCTTTTCTCTGCTGGTTGGCGGCAGTGCGGGCCGCTTTCGCACGGCTGCACATACTGTCGCAGGCGTTGTATCCGCCAGCCGTTCGACCATTGCGGCAGGTCCAGCAGCATTTTGAGCCTTGGCACATATCGTAGTAATTGCCCAAATCGTGCCGCAGGAATGCGTCTCCGCGAGCAGACGGGCAGGTAAGGCCATCGCCGGCCGGGCACACACCACAGGGCAGCCACTTCGCCCCGGCTTTTGCGCACTCTCCAATTCTTTGGACAACTGCGGATGCCGGAAGATCGTCCTTGCTCATGCGAGGGAACAGGCCTGCCAGCCGGTCCTGCATGCCGGCGTCAAGCCGGCTCAACTCCAGCGCCTGCGCGTCGTTGAGTGTACCCTTTCGCCACATACCGAGCAGCGGCTCGCGGAGGTTGGTCTCGATGGCGTGCAGGTTTGCCAGCTTTGTCCGGCTGATCTTGCAGGCCTGCGCGACGTGATCGCGCATCCGGCCGGGGAAGTCCACGCCCTGCTCCTTGAGCTGGTATAGCAGCTCCTCCACGCGGGCGGCCTGCTGGGCCAGCTCCGGCGAGGACAGAACGCGCGATGTGGCGTTCGCCCAGATCAGTTCTAGTTCCTCCATTTCCGCGCTCTGCGGGCTGCGGATGAAACAGGGAACCATGCGCAGATCCTTGCGACCCTCCTTGACCAGTTGCCGCACCGCTTCGCATCGGCGATGCCCGGAGATAATGCGGTATTTATCGCCGTCCGCCTTGCAGACGCTCGGCGGGTCGAGAATACCGGATATCTCAATGCTGCTCTTGAGGTCGTCCAGGTCCTTTTTGCTGACCTTGTAAAAGTTCTTCTCGTTGGCCTGCAGCTTGTCGATGTCAATCATCGTGACCGTGCGGTCGGTGTCCGATTTGGACACGGCTGCGGCGTCCCCGAACAGCGAGGTGATATCAAATCCCTTAGCCATCGATCAAGCCCTCCTGCGTCAGATACTCGCGGACGAAGCGGCGGTAATCAAGGCCGGTCGCGGACTTGGGCGAGAAGACTGTGATTGGCGACCGGTCGAAGGTCGAGCCGTCGACTTTGCCGCTGCGGCGGATCACGCGCTGGAATACCGGCAGGCCCTGCACGCTGCGCAGCTGCTGTTCGGCGGCGTCAACGCCGTCCGCCCGTGTCCGCATAGTGATGAGCGCGCCGGCCAGCCGGAGCTTAGGGTTGATACGCTGCATGTTTTTGATCTGCGCGAGCAGGTTGTCCATGCCGAGCAGCGCGAAGGCGTCCAGCTTGATTGGGATGATGACCTCATCCGCTGCGCGGAGCGCGCAGGCCGCCGCTGCGTTGAATGCCGGCGGGCAGTCGAAGATCACGAAATCATACGCTTTGTCTTCGCGGACCGCGTCGACCAGATCGGACAGCGCCCGCGCGTGAACGCGCCCTTCGCCGGGCGCAGCCAGCAGCTGCGACGCATCGAGGGCCATCAGGGACGCATCCGCCGGCAGAATGTCGACGCCTGCGGACATGGCTGTCCATGATATGTAACTCTCGTACTCCGGATAGACCGGATCAGTCAGCAGTTCCGACAGGGTGCAGCACTCCTCTTCCGGGCCGACGAACCACGTCAGATTGCACTGGCTGTCACAGTCGACCAGCAGCACCTTTTTGCCGTGGTCACGCGCGAGGATCGCGGCCATATTTGCGGCGGTGATCGTCTTTCCGACACCGCCCTTCAAATTCATGATACAAATTGCTTTCATGTTGTCCTCCGTTTTTTCAAAATGGGATCTCAGAGTCTGGGATATCGATAGGCCCGAACTCGCCCGGCTTCATCGACGCCTGCTGGTATCGCGGTCTCTGCGGCTGCGGCAGGGATCCGTGCTGCGGCTGACTGGAGCTGCGGCGGAAAGTCTGCGTTTGGCCGTCAAAGTCCAGCTTGACCCCGATATTGCTCTCGCCTTCCTTGTTTTTTGCCACGCGCAGCAGGCGGCGGCTGTTTGGCGAGTCCTGGTCTTCGCGGTACAGGAGCATGACCACATCCGCGTCCTGCTCGATCTGGCCGGATGAGCGCAGCGACGAGAGCGTCGGCGGCGGGATCTTGCCGCTCTTGTTGCGTTCCGGCCGCGACAGCTGCGAAAGCGCGATGATGGGGATGCCCGTCTGCCTACCGAGTTGCTGCAGGTCGCTGGAGATCTGCGAGACGTTTTCGTAGTCGCTGGCGTAGCGCGTCGACCGGACCGGCTTGATCTTCTGCAGGTAGTCGACCACGATCAGGTCAAAATGCCGCGACAGCGCCCAACTGCGAATGTCCTGCACGGTCATGCCGCTGGCCTCGATCAGTTGGAGCTTCGGCTCGGCGAGCTGCTTTCCAATGGCCGCCATCGTGTCCCAGTCGTTTGCGTTGAGCGCGTTCAGCTTGAGCTTTGCCAGCCCGATCTGCGCGACGGACGCAACTATGCGGTCATAAAGCTTGTCTTTGTCGGTCTCGTAGCTGAAAAAGCCGACTTTCTTTTTCCCGGCCATGCGAAAGGCCGTACTGAGGGCAAAGGTGGTCTTGCCGTCCGAGGGATAGCCGCCAATGACGACCATATCGCCCGGCCCTGCATAGATCGCGTCGTCCAGTTCCTGGATGCCCCAGCGCAGATACTCCTTTTTGACGTCCGGATCGTGCCGGGCGAAGAATTCCTGATACGCTTCGGCCATCGTCGCCGTCCGGACGCCGGGGCGGCTGACCATGATCGCGTTGGCCCGGTCAAGCAGCTGCGCGATATCATCCTCAGATTCCGCGCCGAGGATCTCGGACGCAAGATCCTTGAGGCTCATGAGCCGTGCCCGCTGCTTCAGGATCCGCACATACTCGCCCACATTGGCTGCCGTCGGCGTGACCTGCATCAGCCTGGCCACGAGATCATACATGGCGGTGTTCTTCCCGCCGCCCGTGACCTCGGCCAGCACCGTGACCGCGTCGATTTTGCGGTTGTCGGCATACAGGTGCGTGATCGCGTCGAAGATCATGCGGTATGTCGGCTGCGTGATGTAGTCCGGCCGGACTTCGGCCAGCACAGCGCCGACGCAGCGGCTGTCGATCAGCATGGAGCCGAGGACGGACGCCTGCGCGTCCAGCAGGTTTTGCTGATCCAGCGCAGATCTGTCTACAGCCATCGCGTACCCTCCGTGCTGACCACGTGCGAGGGTGCAGGCGGGACCGGCTGCCGTTCCTCATCCGTCCAGCGCTGCTGGTTGAGATACGTCGAGGCATGCGGGATACCAATGCCCTGCCGCCACTCCTCAGACATCATCTGCCGCTTGAGACAGACGGCAATGTGGTCGATCAGCTTGTCGTCCGGCTGGAGCTTATCCCAGGCCCGGATTGCGGCCTGTCTCCCCTCTCCGCGGGGATAGAACTTCCAGAAGCCCTCAAAACGTTCCGGCTTCCAGTCGGCGGTCGCCTTCGGCTCTGTTTTGCGCTTTTTAGGGCGCTGCCCCCCTTGGGGGGCTTTAGGGGGTTTATCTTGTATATTATCTAAATCATTATATATACCTCCACTTTTTTGCGGAGGGGGGGTGGGCAATTCTGCGGAGGGGGGTAGCGGCAAAGTCTGATAGATCCGCCGCATCGTGGCCCCCGTTTTGGGGTCGTTCGACAGCTGGATCACGATGTATCCGGCGTCCGCCAGCGCAGCTACCAGCCGGCTGACAGACTTCGCGTTCCACTTATGCCCCTCGGCCAGCTCCTGGTTGCTGGCATCGCAGTAGCCCTCCTTGCCGACGAAGTGCATGAGCGTCGTAATCTCGCCATAGAGCAGCTTCGCGTTCGCGCTCAGCGCGTCGTCATAGAGGACCGGGGCCGGGATATTCGCCCAGTACGCCCGCACCTGTTTTTCTGCCAAAATCATCACCTCCGCCCCTTGCATTTTTGGGGAAGTCATGGTAAGATATAGATGCTTTCATGTTGTTCGTTTCGAACGACAGTGACCGTGCAGCTGTTCCAGCAGCTGTGCGGTCATTTTTTTGCTTTCTGGAGCTTATTCTGATAGGCACGTGTCTCCCCGTCCTTCCGGATCGTATAGTTGTTGCAGGCCCGCTTGATGGAGCCAAAATAGCAGCCCTTTGTAAACTGCTCCGTCTGCTCGTCGTAGATGAACGTCGCGTGGTCGATCTTGCTGCGCGTACCCAGGACGATATACCGGCCCGGTGACACCTTGGACTGCAGCAGGATGTCATAACCGTCGAATTTATTGGGAACCATAAAAATACCTCAGATCATACTGTAGTTGGCCAAAACCGGGAGCACGACCGCGATGAACGCAAGCCCACCCAGGATCAGCGCATTGTTGAATGCTCGGAACATGTCCATACCTCCCTCCTGCGAGATAGGACGGAACGCCTATCGCTGGCGGTATGAGACAGCCATTGCGTACTTGATGATATCCTGCAGATCCTCCACGATCCGGTCATACTCCGGCCGCTCCTGCTCATCGATCACGCCGTCTCTGGCAATGGCGATCAGACGCCGGTCCGTCTTGTTGTCAGCGAACGCATAGACCGCGTCCAGCAGCTGCAAGACTGCTTCCGGTAAAGCCAGATCTCCGGTATCCGGGATCAGACGCTGCGCGATCTCACTGGTCTGCCGCAAATGCTGATAACACAGATACTGCGCGTCGTAGATCTCCGACATGCGGACCACGGTGTCAGAATTGGGCACACGCTCGCCGGATTCATACTCGCGCAAACTGCGCACATTGATCGGGATCTTTGCTGCGGCGGCTTCCTGCGTCAATCCGCGGGATATCCGCGCCGCCCGGTAAATATTCTGCTGCATCCATACCTCCATCGGCAGCATTTCCGCCGCCATACACCCGGCACCGGGGCCGCCTCGGCCTTGCCCATGCCGGTCAAACTTGATACCATGTCACCATGGATATGCGATTGCCTCACGCACATCCTCGATTGGCACCGTCAAACACCGCAAAAGCCGCAGCGTCCTATCCATGTACCGTGTCGGCGAATCCATCAGCCGGTACAGCGTCGCCTGGCTGACCATCGCGTAGGTACAGGCCTGCTCGATCGATACATGCTGCGCGGCCATCTCGCCGCGGATCCGCATCCGGAGCAGATAGTCAGTGTTCCGGTCGACCTTAGCCTTCGCCATGCGCTTGCCCTCCTGAGCGCCAAACCACGCTGTCGCCATCATTCAAGTACTTGCAAATGTCGCGCTTGAATTTCTCGCCGTGGCCGCCCTCACAAACCGCGCGGTAAAAGACATTGATGATATAAGTCGCTGCGATCAGCAAGTCCAAGTAGTTGCCCTGCACATGAGCAATGCTGTTGGAAATGCCGTCAATGCCGATCTCAACATGCAGGTTGCTCTTGCTGTCCTTGCCCATTTGGTACATCCTCCTCTATGTACAAATCATCAATTGTGCAGCCCAAGACATTAGCCAGCGCCGGAAGCTGCGATGCTCGCGGCATTTTTTCGCCGGATTCCCATGCCGAAATTGCAGACTGTACAGTCCCAAGCCTTTCGGCAAGATCTTTCTGCGAAAGCCCTGCCGCCAAGCGTCTTTTTTTTAGCCCGTTCGTCTCAATCACCTCCTCTGCTTATCTCTATTTGAGATACTAGCACGGCGCCGCGCTTTTGTCAATCTCTTTTTGAGATATTTATTAAAAAATGTTTTACTTAGAAATCTCCGTGCGTGATAATGTAAATAGGTGGTGCGTATGAGACTAAAGGAATTGCGGGAAAATGCAGGGCTGACGCAGAAAGCCTTTGCGAAGATTTTTGGTGCAGCCCAAAATACAGTGTCCCAGTGGGAAACCGGGACACGGAGGATTGATGACAAAACGCTTTGTGCGCTGGCGGCATATTTTGACGTAAGTGTCGATTATCTGCTCGGGCGGTCAGCCGAAAAGAAAAACCCCGCTGACAATGTCAGCGAGGAGAAGCGTGAAATGATGGAACTCATTGATCGTCTATCTGACGATCAGGTTCAGAAGCTGATTCAGATAGCAAACGCCGCGCTTGATCTATAAACCAACGGAACTGCTCATCTGTCATAGCTGTAATCTTGTCTTTCAGAGTCTCTCGTTCGTTCGCCATCTGATTTCGTCCTTTCTTCCGTGTTGATTTTATTTTAGAACACTCGTTCTAATTACGCAAGAGAAGAATTTAACAAAAATTTGCTCGATAAAATGGAGGGGTTGACATGGGCCGTATCTGGCGCAGGGTGCTGCTGGTGGCGGTATGCTGCGCGCTCGCCGTGGCCGGATGGATCGGCCTGCTGAATCTGGCAAACACGGTCGCGTCTGTCCGATCCTATCGGTCGTCTCCCGCGGAGCTTCGGGCCGCGGCCGACGCAGCCGTCCTGCCAGCCGCAGATCCGGCCTTTACTGGCAGCGAGCAATACACCGACGTGGAGCAGGCCGAAGCCCAGGAGCGCTATTATGCCAGCATCGGCGGCGATCCGCTTGACGTGGAGCCGCTGGAGCCGATCCTCGGCGACTTTGTATCCTTTATCCCCGGCACGCTGCCGGCTGAGACGCCCGAGATCCTCAGCTCGGCAAGCGAAAATGTACAGACGTTTGTAGTAAACACGTCCAGCGGCGTTTTTCATCTGGCGAGCTGCTATCATGTCCGCCAGATGGACTATGCAAACCGCGGCAGTTTTACTGGCACCAGCGCCGATGCCGCTGCCCTGTATACGCCGTGTAAGGACTGTAATCCGTAGGGGGTTGTTATGTATTGTAATAAATGCGGCAAAGAGATCGATGATGATGCCTTGATCTGTCCTCACTGCGGCTGCGGCACGGTGAATTATATCCGGGATCAAGCCAGAGCCGAAACCCGCGCGCAGCTGCAGCCGACGCCAGAGCTAAAAAAGCGCACTACAGCAATGATCCTCTGCATCTTTCTCGGCTGCTTCGGTGCGCACCGCTTTTATGTCGGCAAAATCGGTACAGGCGTCTTATGGCTCCTGACCATGGGCTTTTGCGGGATCGGCGCGCTCATTGATCTGATCTGCATTATCGGCGGCACGTTTACGGACGAGATGGGCAATACGCTTTATGATCCACATGTCCGCATTGTGTCAAACTCTGACACCACTGGCGGAAATGCTGCCGAGGCCACACCTGTCGCCGCGTACCAGCCAGCAGTTATGACGCAGGAGGAATATGACGCGGCCACAAAAACGCCGCGGACTGTCCGAAAAATCGTCTTGATCGTGGTCGCAGTCATCATCTTACTTTATATCGTGTCATCGCATCACCCTGAATTGTTGGACGCATTCCGGCGCTGATGCTTGCCCGTGCCGGTTGCCGAACACCGGCACGGGCTTTTTGTTTGCGCAGGCGACTGGGAGCCGTCTGTGATTCCATCATGGCAAATACAGGATGGTTTTGTAAAGCCGTTGGAATGGGTTTTGTGCGAAAATCCGCTACCATTAGCGTGGGTTTTACATATGGAGGGATGGTTTTTGTCGGAAAATTTGTGGGAAACGTGCCGGAAGGCCAAGGCGACGATGCAGCCGCGTAAGACAAATCAGGATATCGCAGATGAATCTGGACTGTCCGTCAATGCTGTCGGACAGTTCTTGCGCGGCGAAACAAAAAGCCCGTCCGTCGATACGGCCGGGCCGATCTGCGCGGCGCTCGGCGTATCCATGGATGAGCATTTCGGGGTGGACGCGCAAACGGAGGACGACACATCCGAAGTCGAGCGCCTGCGGCTCCAGCTGGAGAATGCGGAGCGCGTAAACGCGATCTATGAAAAGGATCTCAAGCGCAAGAACGTGCAGCTCTGGGTATTATCGGCGATCGTGCTGATTGCTCTGCTTGCCCTGCTGGTCGACCTGTGCAACCCCAACGTCGGCTGGATCCGCGCCGCGTTCATTGAGCAGATGGAGGTGGGGCCCATTTGAAAACGCCGAAACCCCGCAAGCTGAAATCCGGCAGCTACTTCGTCCAGCTCCGCCTCGGCGGGGAAAGCATTCCGATCACACGTGCCTCAGCCCGTGAATGCACGCTGGCCGCGATTGAAGCAAAAGCGGCGTATTTGGCCGGCAGGCAGATCAAGTCGAAGTCCGACATGACCGTCGGTCAGCTGGTGGACGCTTACATTGCGGCGCGTCCGGTCAAAACCTCGCCGTCGACGATCCTTGGATACAAGCGATACCGGAAAGACCGTTTTGCCGGGCTTATGAATCAGAAGCCGCAGCAGGTAAAGGACTGGCAGGAAGTCATCGATGAGGAGCTGCAGCACGTCACCGCGAAGACCATCAAGAACGCATGGGGGCTCGTTGCGGCCTCGCTGCGGTACGCAAAGCTGACTGTCCCGGAGATCAAGATCCCGCAGATCATCAAAAATCCGACGCCGTTCCTGCGGTACAATGAGATACCGCCGCTGCTGCAAACCATCAAGGGCCGCCCGGAGGAACTGGCGATCCTGCTGGGTCTGCACTCGCTGCGCAGTTCGGAGATCTTCGCCGTGCGCCCGCAGGACATTGACCTGCAGCACGGGCTGATTCGCGTATCCGGTGCAGTCGTCATGGGGTCAGATGGCTGGACCCGAAAGGACGAAAACAAAAACGAAAGCAGCCAGCGGAATATCCCGATCATGATCGACCGCGTCCGGGAGTTGGCCGAAGATCTGACCGGCGAGACGGCAGCCGGAATCAATCCGTCGTATCTGCAAAAGCACCTGCACATGGACTGCATCGAGGCCGGTGTGACGGATATCTCTATCCACGGCCTGCGGCACTCCTTCGCATCCCTCTGCCACCATGCCGGCGTCAGCGAGTTACAGTGTATGGCCTGGGGCGGCTGGGCCGACAATCAGACCATGCACAAGATCTACACGCACATCGCAGAGGCCGACGAGACGGATGATCTGCGTCGTATGCGCAGCCTGTTTGCCCCGCAGCCAGAGGGCGAAGCCCATTAGCAAATCCATTAGCACATGACTTTATAGTTTTTGATAAACTCTTATTTTTTACGATAAAATGTTATGATTTCGCTCCTGTTAAAAATCGTAAAAAATCAGAAAATCCGTTGATATGCAAACAAAACCCGCAGTTTTACCAACTGCGGGTTTTGTTTTTACATGGTGGAGCTGAGGGGAATCGAACCCACTGTTATGTACGCAAAATGACCATATTCCAGTCATATTTAATGCAAGTTAGCGAAGCTGTTAGCATTCGTGTCAGGATTGGACACTGCGCTTTGCGATATGCTCATAATACTCCATCAGCTTCCGCTCCGGGCCGGGGCCGTCTTTATCGAGCAGAAACGCCTTTGCCAGCGCGGCGTAGAACTCCGGGCGGTTGAGGCCGAACTCTACGGCGACTGGGTAATAGTCCGAGTACATCATGTTCATGGTCACGCCCCACGCCCAGCGCGGGACCACTGGTGTCTGAATGCCCATGCTCTCGGCCACGGCCGTTGTCTGTTCCATCGTCCAGTGCGGGCCGGTCGTGCCGTCTGCGTTGCGCATGGCTGCCGCCCACTGCATGGCGGTCGCGCGGTCAAACTCGACCGTCTCCGGCTCGTCGTGGTCCTCGAGCTTATCCAGCCGGCACAGCAGATCTGTGACTGCTGCGGCCTGCTCGACCGTACGCATGGACACCGGGCACTCCGCGATCTCCCGCAGCGCGGCGTGGAGTTTGTCTTTATACGCCTGCATGATAGCACCTCATGCGAGCTTGAGCAGCCCCGTGCAAAGCTCGATCACGGAGCCTGCGGCCGTGCTGTCGGTCGTCGCCACGAGCGTGAATGTATGATTGACGCAGCAGCAGCACCCGGACAGCTCCAGATCCGTCTCCGTGTGGATCTCCGCATTGCCGGATGCCGGCAGCGTGACGCGCTTGAGCGTGCAGGGCAGCGCGACGCCGTCCATGTACCACTGCAGGGTCAGGACGCCCGCGGCCGTCGCCGCGATGACCGCATCTGCGGCCAGATGATACAGGCCGATCTTGACCGTGTCGTAGCTCTGCGGCTCGACCTGGATGGACGAACCGGAATTGACGACCTTTGCCCCGGCCAGCGTCAGCACGTTTTCGCTGTCTGCCGCGAGCAGTTGGGGCGCGTTATTAAAATATCGGACGCATGATTTTTGATACGCCCGATTTCCATTGCCGTTATTACAAGCCATTTTCATTACTCCTTCCGTTTGGGCTTATGTGAAGGGGCATTATGCCCCGGATAGCTATATCAGGATGGGTCCGCGTCAGCCGCCGCAGCCGCACGGATTGCAGGGCGGGTTCTGGCAGTACCTGCCCAGCTGGCCGAGGATGTACTGCGACTGCATATAGTCGTTGTTCGCGGCGCGGCTCTGTGCGAGTTCGTCGCGCAGGCGCTGGTTCTCCTGCTGCTGCAGGAGCGTTCTGGTCGCCTCGCCCTCGGCGTGGATGGCCGTCTTGATCTCGCACGCGTTGATGCTGGAGTTGTAGTTGACGCCGTCGATCGCGCGGAGAATGTCGCAGCAGCACTTCTGCTGCACAGAGATGCCGCTCTCCGTGACGGACTGCAAATCGCGCAGCTCTCCGAGGATGTTGTAGGCGTTGTCCTTGACGGCGCTTGTGACGTCGTACGCGCCCTGACGCGTTGCGGCCACGCCCTCGTTGTTCTGGCGCTCCAGAGCCGCAAAGTCCGTTGCACGCTGTACGTCGGCCTGCGTCGCCGGGGCACTCTCGCCGCTGCCGCCGAAGCCTCTGCCCGCGAAGAGCAGGAAGAACAGTGCGATCAGGATGACAATGCCCCATCCGCCGAAGCCATAATCCTTATCCATGGTTTTCCCTCCTTTCTGGGTGGAATGAAATTTGATATGCGCTTTCGCGCGGTATCACTTGCCGATCTGGCCGACGAGCTCGCCGACCGTCTTGTTTTTGTTTGCCTCGAACCACGCCTCAAAGCCTGGCTGCGAGGCCAGGAAGCTAAGCACCATCTGCGGGCTCTGCCCCTGCAGCGTCGTCTTCGCTGTCTGCAGCAGACCGTTCAGCAGCTTGTTTCCCCCGCCGTTTCCGCCCATCAGGGCCATAATCGGATTTTGCATTGAGCTTTCCCTCCAGTTCTTCGATTTTCCCGGCCATGCTCTGCAGGCCGGCCGTGATCTGTTTCAGCTGCTCCTGCAGCTGGTTTGCCGCCTTTTCCTCTTCTGTCGGCTCCGGGAAGATCCGGAACCGCGCGATGGTCTTGGCCGCCATGCTGTCCGTGCGGATGTAGTACAGCAGGTTCTCGGTCTCGTGCAGCGCGAGCGCGTTGTCGTTCGGCTGCATCTGCAGGTTGTTGATGCTGGCCTCGCTGGCCACGGTCAGCACGCCGAGCTTCGGCGGCTGCGGCGGCAGCTGCGGGCCCTGCGGCCGCGGCATGGGCTGCAGCTGGATCTGCTGCGCGCCGTCCATCTCCCAGCGGCCCGTGTACGGGTTGTACGCCATGCGGTATCGCCCCTTTCTGCTACCATTCTAGCGTTTCCCCGTCCCCGCTGGGGGACATCTGTGTACCATTTGTGGGACATGCTTTTCTCTTAAAAATTTTCCCAGTACCCCTCTTGACTTCTACACTTTTTTGAGTTTATACTATGGGTGCGGAGAGATCCGCGAAAGAATCCTGAAATCTGGCACCGCACGATCCGCGGCACAACCATTTCAGGAATCTACAGAGATTGAACGTCGCCGTTCATCATCTGCCCATGAAAGCGGAGATCCCTTGCCGTTAAATAGGGAGCTAAAAAAGCGGAAATCCCTTGCCGTTAAGTAGGGAGCCAAAAAAGCGGAAATCCCTTGCCGTTAAGTAGGGGCTTAAAAAATCATGGGCAACTAAAAGCGAGACTTCTGCAGTCTCGCTTTTTCTTTCCCGGAAAGGTCGAATCTTGGAGAATCTTTTTATCTGCCACATCAGTGAGCGCTATATTTCCTTCCTCCATTCCCGTGACTTCCGTGTCCCGTTCAACAAGGGCCAGCGTCGCCCCTATGTCGGCGTTGTTCTCACTGTCGGGAGTTTCCGTTACTTTGTCCCCATGGAATCCCCGAAGCCAAACCATGCCAATCTAAAGCCCGGCAAGCACATTCTGAAGCTTGACGGTGGCCGCCTCGGTCTTCTCGGCTTCAACAACATGGTCCCTGTCCCTGATTCTGCGATCCTTGAATACGACATTTCCGCAGAGCCGGATGTGAAGTATCGCAACCTGCTCCTGAACCAGATCGAGCATTGCAACCGTCAGAAGCTTGCCATTCTGGATCATGCCAATCGTACATACTACGATGTCGTCAATGGAAAGAGCAGCTTCATCTGTAAGATCTCCTGCGACTTCCGCGCGCTGGAGCGCGCATGCAGATCGTATAACCCGAACTATCGTCCGAAAGCCAATCCCGGAACATAGAAAAAGCGCCATGAGCCGTTGCTCATGGCGCTTTCTCTTTGTCCGTTTTCCCTACCAGACGGCGGGCGATATTGTAGATGTGCGGCAGGCGGCGGGAGATGGTTTTGCGGTCGATGCCGATTTCACCGGCCGCGTCCATCTGCGGGAGCCTGCGCACGATATAAAGCTTCACGATCTGCCGATCGATCACGTCCAAAAGTCCCTCGTCAGTGACGCGCTCCCAGTCGCTGCGCGTGAGGTGTTCCAGCTCCTTCGGCAGAGCCAGCCGCGCAGTTATGCTTCGTCACTCCCTTCTGCCCGCCGTCCTGGCAGGTTTTATCTCATGGCAGCAGCCAGTTTTTTCAGGAGATCATCGCCGTACTTGTAGTCAGCGAGATATTTGATCGTGTTGTCCGCAAGGCCGGCCTTCGCCTTGATGGTCTTCTTGGCGTCTTCTACGGCCTTGTCGACGGTTTCCGTGTCGTAGTCCACCCACGGGAGCTTACCGTGCTTCTTCCATACACGGCTGTTGTAGCCGCCCTTAACGCCGATATTGCCGACTCCGGTGATCTGCACGCCGTTATCCCAGATGGGCGTACACTCAACGGCCAAGCCATCTCCGATGTACAGGCCCCAGTGGCCGGGCATCCACAGGCCTTCGCCTGGGACGAGCTTGTCCCAGCCGGATGCGGATACGTCCTTGCACTTGGCAATCATGCCGTCGGCGGAGACGTCCGGGACGGCGTTTCCGGCGTAGCGTGCGCCGCCGTGGTAGGCATTTTTGTTGCCGTTCCATCCCCACAGGATCCCCTTTGTGAGATTCACGCAATCAAAGCCAAAGTAGCCCTTCCCGATCAGCCCGCGGAATCTGGCCTGCTTTGCGGCGTCGTACCAGTCCGGGTATTGCTTTGCCTTCTCTGCGATGATCCCATCCGTGACCGGCGAGCCGAAACAGCCCCACATGTACACGGTTTTGTAATTCTTTGCAACGTCGATATGCTTTTTTACAAGCTCGGACGCTCTCATAATGTAACTCATACCCGCTCGCTCCCGTATAACTCGTGGTGCAGCTGCAGCACGGCTGCCTCGATCAATTTATCAATAACCTCGCTATCAAATGTGATCCCTTTTTCGGCCAAAAAGCTGAGAACATACGCTTTTTTCGCCGGGCCGTCCGTCGCGTCATAGAGCTGCTCCGCAGCCTTTACGCCGATTTCGACGTATGTCCGGATGGTCTGCAGCTTGTCGGCGTCGATCTTGGTTTTGAGCCACGGAATCAAAAATGCCGAAACGAGCGCGCTGATGAGCGCGATCACTGCCGAGATGATCTGTGTGTAGTCCATATGTATGCTCCTTTCAATCTTTCAGCACGATCTCTGCGATGCGTGCTGCCGCTTCCGGGCCGTATTTCTCGGCCCATTTATCCATGTACTTCTGCGCGTACTTCGCGCGGTTCTCGTTCTTGGCCTTCCAGAGATAGAATCCGCTGGAAGCTGTTGTTTCAGCCAGCACCGCAAGCGTGATCTCTGTCAGATCTGTGCCTGCCGCGCAGGCGATAATGAGTGCGAGGCTGACGAGCGCGCTGCAGATCAGCCACTTCTTGCTAAACTCCATTGCGTTCGCACTGCGCCTCCAGCTGGTGCAAAAACTTTTTTACATCGCCGTTTCCGCCCAGCTTGACGTATTTCTGCCCGGCAATCAAACGCTCTGCCATTGGCATTTCCTCCGACATGATTGTCAGCCGGAGGATCGCCAGATACTGCTCATCCTGATGCTCCTGCATTTTCCCGAGCTTTTTGTCGATCTCGGCTAGGTGCGCCTCCTGCGTCGTGGCCTTGCCGCGCTTTTTCTGTATTGCGCCGACGACGGCATTGACGACCGCCGTCAGCGCGGACGATCCGAGCACGGCGCAGACGAGTGTAACGATGATGGTTTTGGTGTCCATGGCGTTCTCCCTTCCGCGTTATCAGATCGGCACAAAGGCCGCGTCTGTCCAGTCGGCCTTTTTCCCGGCCGTGCCCATCCAGACCTTGATCTCGCCGTTGTGCGTGTAGTAGGCGTTCTGGATGAGTGGCATGCCGGAGGCCCACACGATAGGGTTGTCCGCCGTGCCGGCTTTCACGGCCTGTTCGACGTACTCCTGCCGCACCAAGATCTTGTTGACGTAGATATTCCGCCAGTCGTAGCCCAGCTTGTCCGATTGTGTCACGTCCTCTGTGATGCCTCCCGCCTCCTGCACCAGCTTGCCGTCCTTGATGGCGGTTTTGAGCTTTTCCAACTTATCCTGCGTCATAGGCTGCCTCCAATTCTGCAAGCGCGGCTTCCGCCTCGGTCAGCGGGACGGCTGCGCCATGCTGTTCGTAGGTACCGACCGGCTCCGTTCCTTTCATTGCGTGTCCTTCCGTCCGGTACACTGTATCGGCCAGCGTTCGGTATTCGTTCCCATCCTTATCCGTCTGCGTGATTGCCTTTTGTGCGCAGAAGCCTTCTGCTTCGCCCTCCCCGCACGGGACATAACATCCGTTTTGATGCAGCCTGATCGGGATAACTCTGTCCGCGTATCCGGCAAACGCCCCTTCGCTCGTGATTATATACATGCGTTCCCTCCAATCTTTGCCTTGTATATTTGCCTCAACAGACTTGTGCTTGCGGTCCGCAGCCGGTTTTTCCAGTAGCCGTTTTCCTGCCCCGGCCATTTTTCATCCGTAAAGTCTTCACCACAGCCGTGCTTTGCATACCATTGATAGAGGCGTTCAAGCATTTTCTGCCGCTCGGCACCTTCCTGCGTGTTCGGCCTGAAATGCTTCCATCCGTTCTCGGACGTCGCAGCGCATATCCGCCTGCCGTCCGATGCAAACAGAAACCCTTCGATTTCCGATACCACAGTTTCGTACCGGAGATTAAATTCCCCCTCTATCCCCGCTCCACGAAAGCGCTTATATACGATATACTCCATGTGCTTGTCCCTCATACGCAAAAGCCGGGGGCAAAGCCAAACGAGTAGCCCGCGGGGTAATAGGTGGCTGACCCGTACTTATACACCATCATAAAGCTGTCGAGTCCGTTGGCAGCCGGGGAACGCAACCACCAATTAACGGCTGTACCTGTCTCGCCGTGATTGTATTTGATTTTGCTGTTGCCCGCGCTGTAATACAAATACTGCGCCTGCTTGCTCTTTTCGTTCGTGTTGCTGGCGACGAGTTCCCCGCATACTTCGTACTCGGACAGGAGGAAAAAGTAATCTGTCGTTGCCGTTACCGCGCTGGCTGCGCTGCTGTTGCCTGTGTTGTTCGTGTACTTCGTCACGGATTTCAGTACGGTGCGGAGTGCTGCCGGGATGACGGCAAGAATCGTGCCGGAGTAGCTTGACAGGCTTGTGCCGCAGACGCTCTTGCGCATATTCGACGCTCTCCATCCGCCAGAGTTTGTGTCGTTGGTATTCATTCGGAAACCGGCGCTCGCACCATTGTAATAGCTGTCACAGATGGCAACGTCCGTACCGCCGGAAAGCGCGGTCTTTGCAAGCTGAAAATGGATGCGGTTTGTGCCCTCGACATTGGCATTATGGTTGAATCCGATGATAAACACATATGTTGTGTAATTAGATAGCGTCAGCGCACCGACCGTGCCGTTCAGCGTGACCGCCTTTCGGTCACCAATGCTCCAATAGTTCGCGCCCTGTCCCGCGTCGGAAACGGACTTGATAACGCTCCACTCGTTGTCGTTGAGCGTGGAGCTTACGAAAGAAAGCGTCAGCGTGTAGGATGTCGTGCCGGAAACAACATTGACGGAGCCGCTCACAGTCTGCCCGTTCTTTGTGGCCTCGACGGTATATGCACCGGTTTCCGTTACGGTAAATACCGCTGTCCCCGTGCTAGTCTTTGTCTGGACTGTTACGCCGTCCTTTTTCAACGTGACGGATGCGCCGGAATCGACCGTTACCGTGATCGTCGCGGAGAAGAACGTCAGCGCCACCGCGTAGCTGTCCGTGATGGATACAGATTTTGTGTTGGACGTCTGCCCGCCCAGCGTTGCAGATACGCTCCATGTGCCGGGTTCCGGCACAGTAAGCGTACAAACGCCGGTGCTGTCAGATGTTCCGCTGATCGTTTTTGAACCGTTTGTCGCTGTGACCGTCGCACCGGCAGATACCGTTACAATCAGCTGCAGCGCGATCCCGGTCGAAATCGTGCCGACTGCTGCAGCAAGGCTTTCAATGGTCTGCGCCGCTGGGACTGTGCCGCCTTTGGCTTCTACAGCGTCATACGCCGCGCTGACTGCCGTGATAATGCGGTCGATTTCGCTCTGGATACTCATGTCGGCCTCCTTAGATCGCGGCGAGAGCCGTTTCGATCGCGTCGGTCAGCGATACCGTGCCGCCGGAGGTGTAGCCCGCCGGGACCGCGACGCTGGTCTGCGTGAGGCCGTCGATGGTCTTTGAGATCGCGCCGTTGTTGGCCATGGTGCCCTCGACCTTGCTGCCGTCGGCCAGCACGATAAACTTACCGTCCAGCACGTCAGCCGCTCCGGCAGTCACGCCGGAAACGTCTTTGTACTTGGCCGGGATGGACCCGACCGTGACCTTGCCGAGAACCTTGCCCTTCGTCGGCGTGATGTCCTGCGCGGCCTCTCCGGGCGTGGCGGACTTGGTTTCCAGCACGACAGATACCTTGCCCGTGCCGGAGTGCTTGCCAGCCGGGACGGTGTATTCCTGATTTCCGGTCGTGGCGTCCAGCACCTTAGATACTGCGCCGTTGTCCGGCATGGTGCCTGCCTGCGTCACGCCGTCGGCGTCGATAAAGACTTTATTCGCCAGCACGTCGCCTGGCGTGGCCGTCGTGGCGCTGACGTCCTGATAGTTTTCCGGGATGGCGCCGACGGTGACGCCAGACAGGCCGTAATAGCCCTGATCGGGCGTGATCGCCTGCTTCTCCTTGGTCGGTGTGACGGTCTTGGCTTGCAGCTGGTAATTGCCGCCGCCTCCGACGCCCTTGACCGTGCCGGTTCCGTCGTGATAGCCCTTCGGGACGGTGTAGCTCTCGCCCTCCTTGACCTGCGCATCGATCGCGCCGTTATTTTTGATGGCTGCCGCCTTGTCGGCCAGCGCGTCGAGCTTGTCCGTGCTCGCGGCAAGGCCGAGGCCGACGAGCCATGTGCGCAGCTTGTTCCGCGCGGTCTGCAGTCTGGTAATTTCCGTCTGTGTGCTCATAAAATCACTCCTTTAGATTGTCGCCAGCAGGGCGTTGATGTTTCCGACCTCCGTATACACGGCGGCGCTGGTTACGGGCTTGGTGTTGTCCTTCTCCACGGCCGCGGCCGTGTCGACGGACAGGGTATTGGTGGCCGCGTCGAGTTTGAGGCCGTTGCCGATGGTGTAGCCTCCGGTGCCGGAGCCGCCGGAGCTGCGGGCCTCGTTGATGGCGTCGACGAGGTTGCCCTTGTTGTAGGTCTTGAGTTCGTCCAGATCGCCGATCTGGTTTTGCAGCTGCGCCCAGACGGGCAGCGTCGGGTCTGCCCCCGGATCCCCGGACGGCTCTGCCGCCGGCATGACTTTGCCGAGCGTTACCCACACTGTCGGCAATATCAGCCCGTCCGCGTTTGCGCCGTAGACGCCGACGCGTGCGATCGGCCCCGCGTCTGCCAGAATTTCATGCGGCACCACAACCTTGTTGCCGTCCCACGCGCTTTCCAGCACATCAACGGTAGTTCTGCCGGCCGAGAAGACGGCTGTCTTCGTCAGCCCGCTCCAATCGTCAGAAAACACGAACTCAACGGTCACGGCCTTGGCCATGCCCGCCGTCAGCAGCTCCGGCGGCGAGCACAGATGCGCGCAGGCTTTGGTGATGTGGATCTGGATCATGCTGTTTTCCTCCTATCCGATTACTGTGCCATTTACAACAAGCTTGCCTGCGTTGTTGCAGTATATCTCCGCGCGGGTGGAGTTGTTGTAGCACATATACAGATACGTCGCGGCCAAATTCACGGGCTTGTCTGTTGCTCCTATGTACATATTCCGCACCATCGGCACCAGCATATTTTTGCTTGCATGTACAAAGATACCGTTACTCCCGCGCTGGATCGCATACGGTGTTTCTGTCGTTCCGCCGCTGCCCGGCGGGCCGACGACGTACTCGACGATATAGCTGCCGGAGATCCGTGCGACCTTGACGCGGTCGCCCGCGGCGAAGGTGGCCGACGTGTTGCATTTATAGTGCTTTGTTGTGGCTTCCGTCTGCCCCTCTAGGATGAGGGACAGACCATCGTCATAGACCGCGCCGACGGTCGCCAGAAAGTTTTCCGGCAGATTTTCGTCCGGCATGCTGATCGATGATACAAATAAGCTGTTGATGCCCTCCATCAGGCAATCACCGTCCTTTTTGCTGAGTGTGTCATGAGGCTGCCGGCCTGCATCGTGATCGACCAGCCGGTCTCAAGGTAGATGCCTCCGAGGTCGTCGTGCGTCAGAGCGAGGATATCGCCGACGCCGTGGCCCGGCTCGTTGAGCGTGTAAAACGTGATCGCACGCGCAGCCAGTAGGGATTCATTGCGGCGTTTGTCTGCGTAGGCCTGCAGCTCCTCCTGCGACGCAATGTTGTCCACCCGCTCGACAGAGGTGATGCGTATGCCGCGCTTGAAGGTGGATTTTTTGGACGCCGGATTGTCGTTGACGGCGGTCGCCACCATGGCCGCGTCCATGTCCGGATTGTTGCAGGTCACGACAAAGACGTTCGGGGCGTCAAAAATATCCGTCTCGTCCGACCAGTCTTGCCCCAGATGCTTTTCCGGCAAAAACAGATCTGTCGTGCCGTATCGCCAGTCGATGAGCGCGGCGGACGGCTCCTGGTATGGCTCCAGGCGGCAGACACCGTCTGCGTCAAACCACAGGCTCTCATAATTGATTTCTGATAGCAGGGCATTGACGATCGTCAGATAGCTGGTGCCGATGTCCCAGTCCTCGCGGTCTGTCGCGAGGACTGCGTCGTTCGGTGTGGCAATCACCAATGTAACGCCGCAGGTAGTGAGCAGCTTGCGGATCTCCGTAAGATAGGACGCGCCGGCAGAAAGATGCAGGAGCGTCTCTGTTTTCTGCGTATACACCCGCCAGCAGCGGTCATACGCTTCAATTTCGATGCGCATGCTTCCGGCGCTTCCTTTTTTGCTGACGGTCGTGGCCTGATAGATCCCGAGTGAGGTCTCGACGCCGTCAACGCTCATCCACGGACGCAGCTCATTGGATTCCAGTTCCGCGAGGTCGTTCGGTCGGAAGCTTCCGCGCAGCGCGCCGTGGAGGGTTGCTGCTCGATCCCACATGATCTGCGGCGCGTCGCCGTCGGCCCACTGAAGCTGCGTGATTGGCGCGCCGTTGCGCAGGACGTCGACGCGGTATCGGACGTCACGGGTCAAGGGTGATCGCCTCCTCCTGATTGGTATGAGCGACGGTAAAGGAGTACCGCCGCATAAACTCATCGCTGTTGCTCTCCAGCGACGGAAGCGTGCCGATCGCCATGTTGCCGTAGTGATCTTTCAGGCAGACAAGCCGCCCGACCAGGGCCTCGAGCGCGAGCGCGCTGGCGCGCTGGCTGTGCGGCCATGCGCATGCGACAGCGAGTGACCGGTCGCGCTTCTCGCTGCGCTCTTCCACGGGGTAGGCAAGCCCGGCCAGGTGGATCGTGCTGACGCCGGCTGCGAAGCTTACGCGGTTGGTGCGCAGCTGCGTCTCGGACAGGCGCATATCGAGCCAGACGCCGGTCGAGAGGTCGCAGATTGTATTGGTCTCCGGCAGGATCTCGACGGTGTCCGAATTGGACACGCCGTAGTTATCGCTGTCATCGTAGCAGCCGCGGACGCGGTAGGTGACGGAGCCGATGCTGCGTTTGTCGGTGTATTCCTTGGTGCCTGCGCGGGCGATGGCGACGCCGTCCCGCTCGATCAGGTAAAAGTCATAGCTCCCGGCCGTCTGCCAGCTGAGCGCCGCCTCGCGCCCGACAGAGACGGTCAGGGTGATCGCTTCGCCCTCGGTATGGGAGACGGGCAGGGCAGCGGCGCTCCACTCCGACCACATGCCGTATTGATTCTGCACGCGGACTCGGACGGTATAGCTGCCGTCGGTCAGATAGACAGGCGAGCGCCATGCTTTGTCCGTGCCGTAGACCGTGCCGGATGCATAGCCGTTGGAGAGCGTCAGCTGATAGGCCTCCTGCTCCGACGTCTGCCACGTGATGCGCGGGCGCGGGCCGGTGGACTGGATGACGATGGACGGGGCGGACGGCGCGTTGATGGCGATAAACTCCGCCGCGTTGCTCCACGCTGAGGCCGTGTTGTCGGTGTTGTATGTGCGCACGCGCCAGTATTTTGTCCCGCTCGCGAAGGTGTTGGCTGGGACGTCGTAATACTGGTTCTCACCCGTGACGGTCGCTAGGGTGTTCCACGTCGCGCCGTCGGCGGACCATTGCAGATCAGCTTTGCTCTGCGGCGTGCCGGTGGAAATGATGTGCTGCCAGCTAAAGCGGTTGACGATGGTGGCGTCGATGACGATGCCAGAAGGGGAGACGGGCTTGGCCGTCGGGGTAACGTCTGTTGTCGTGATCTCCTGCCATGCGGACGTTGTTGTCGTTCCGCTGTTCGCCGTCACCTTTACGCGCCACTCGATCGTCCCGGACGGGAATGTATTTGCAGGGACTGTGCAGGCGGTCGTCGCGCCGGAGACGCTGATCGTGTTTGAGGTGCTCGCATTTTTTACGCGCCACTCGAAGACTGCGGAGGTTTGTTTTATCTCCGTGAAGCACGTCTGTGTGAGATCTGTGTCGTCTTTGCAGGCCCATGTGAACGTATTTTTTTGCGTTCGATTCACAAACGCCCCGGAAGATGGTGCAAAATCGCTGGCCTGTATTCCGACGTCATCATCCGAATACTCACATTCCAAAAACGGTTTGTAGGACGACTTTACGCCATAAAAAATCGCTTCGGATGCGTTCCCGTCTCCTCCGCTCGAGAACGCAAATGCAAATCCGTTTCGCATTCCACTCTCAAGGTTTTTCTTCCGGGCCGCTTCGTATAGCGACATTGAGAAGACGACTTCCGCCTGTACGACCTGGTTAAGTTCACTCCATCTTGCAGACCCGACGCCGTCTCCATTGCCATATAGTTTCGGCTGCGTCGCGTATGTTACCGTGCTTGTATCGAGCGGCTCTGCCAAGCCTTGCCCGTAAGCCGCTATGTATGCAGCTCCCCAACTTCCCAAAGTACCGGCTGTTGGCATGGCGTATATTACAAGCCTCACCTTTGTGATACGTTTGTACTTGTATGCTGCCGCAGGCTCGCCGAATTTCAGCAGGATATTATCCCAGCCGTCATATGTTCCGTCATGGTTTGTAAACGGATCGACAAACAGCTTGTACTGCGTAAGATTTGAATAGTTTGTGTTCGGGTGGGACTTGGAGACTGCCGTCGACCCGCTTGCCTGTACTGTAAAGGTTGCCACTTACCGTACCCCCATTCGCTGTGTGATCCGCTCGTTTGTAAAGATCGTCACGATATCGTTCAGCTCCCGGATATCGGACGCCGGGATGATGACTTTGTCGATGTAGATGTCGCCGCCGCTTGTGTAGCGCGTTTCGCTGGCCGTCTGGATGCGCGAGCCGGAGGGGAGATAGATCCGCTCAAGGCCGTTCTCGTTGACCCTCGTCCAGCCGCCCGCCCAGTTGCCCGTGCCGGCGGCGTTGCCGCCCAGATAGCGCCGGACCCATTCGTCCTCCGTGATGCCGATGGTGGACGAGTCGCCGCTGGCAATGGCGTCCTCGTAGGCCTTGGAGAGGTCGGACGCGCTGCTGCCCCACGATTTTGCCGCGTAGCTGTCCTGCAGTGTCTGGTACTTGTTGCCGTTTCCGCTGGCATATCCAAAGCCCAGGGCATTGCCCATTTTCTTAAAATCCAGCGTAAACAGGCCCGCAAAAAAGTCCGCCGTGTCTGCGATCAGCGCCATGACCTCCGCCAGCGGCCGCAGGGCGTTGGTCAGCGCCGGGACGCGGTTGCCGGACAGATCGGACATGGGATTGAGGATGTCGCCGACGGTCTCAAGCAGCATGCCGAAGGCGTCGACGATGCCGGAGTCCTTGATTGCCTTCCCGAGATCCTTCACGCCCTGCGTCGCGTCGCCGTAAAATTCCTCGAGGTACGGCGCGAACTCGGCGGAGAGCTGGTTCTTCACGCCCTCCTGCGTCTTCTGCAGTCTCTGGTACGCGTCGTCGACCGCGCCGAGCGCGGAAAGCGCCTCTTCATCCAGTACATAGCCTACGTTGTGCGCCTCGTCTGCGTAAGCCTTGAGGGTGTCCGACCCCTGAATAATCAGCGGATTCAGATCCTGCGCGGAGCGGCCGAAGATGTCCATGGACATTGCGTCCCGCTCGGTTTCATTTTTCACCTTTCCGAGCGCGTCGATCGTCTCATAAAAAACGTCATTCGCGCTGCGCATGCTGCCGTCGGCGTTGGTGGCAGAGACCCCCAGTGCTTCAAACGATGCCTGCGCATTGCCCGTGCCGTTTATGGTGTCCTGCATGTTGTTGGTCAGCTTGCGGAGGCTGCCCTGCAGGGTGTCGACAGAGACGTCGATCAGCTCGGTTGCGTAGGAAAACTCCTGCAGCTGGTCAGTCGTCTGGCCGGTCTGCATGGAGAGCGTGATGATGTTGTCGGCAAAAGACGCAGATTCCTTCGTCATGGAAATCATGGCCTTTTCGACTTTTACGATCGCCGCCGCGACGGCAGCGAATGTACCAGCAAGCGCCAGAGACGACGCGTCAAGGCTCCCCATGGCGTTCATGGAGGACTTCATCCCGTCCGGCAGCTGAATGCCGAGCTTGGACGTCAGGCCATTCACCACGTCGCCGAGGTTGCCTATGCTCTGCCCGGCATCCTCGGTTGCGGTGGTCGTGTCTTCTATCTGCTCTGTGTTATTTTTCAGCTGTCCGTTCAGCTTGTAAAGCTCGGCTTCCGCGTTATTGAGTTCTTTTTCCCAGCGCAGCGTTTCTACTGCGTTTGATCCGTAATTTTCTGCAGCTTCTTCGAGCGCAGCTTTCAGGTTATCGATTTTGTCATACTGCAGGCTTATTTTTTGGGTTAGCAGCTCCGTTTTCGCCGCCGAAAGTTCTGCTGATTCTGCGTTATCCGCATATTTTGCCGATACCTTCCGCATCTCTGCGTCCAGCACGTCCATGCTTGCGCTGAGGCGCTCTATGTTTTCACGGTATTTTTTCTCTTTTTCGCCGTCTATGCGCTTCTCATTTTCGCGCATCTGGTTATTTAGATCGTTTAGTTTCGCTGTTGCGTTTTGCAGGCTGGCCTGCCACGCCATTGTAGCTTTGCTGGATTCTCCCGTTTTTTTTACGGAATTTTTCAGAGCCTCCTGCATATAGCGGATCTTTTCTGTTTGCAAATTGATCTGCCGTTGCAGGATATTATTCTGCTGCCCTAGCAGCTTTGCACTGTCTGCATTTTTTCCATACGCGGACGTTACTTTCCGCATCTCGGCGTCCAGCACCTTCATGCCGCTGCCGATCTCGGAAATGGCCTGCTTGTATTCCTTTTCGCCCGAAAGCGTAAATTTTGTATTGATGTTCGGCATGTTATGTGCCTCCGTTCAGATAGGCCGACAGGCTCTGCGGCTGTTCCTGCTGCTCCGGCTGCTTTTGCGGCGCAAGCGCGTCAAGCAGGAGCGTTATGCGGCGTGGGGACATGGTTTTCCAGAAATCCCGCTCCGGAAGATGCAGCCGGAAGAGCCAGATCGCGAGGAAGCCGGGGAAATCAAAGCCCAGCTGCTTCGGTTTCCCCGGCGGTGTCAGTTTTTTTCGTCTTCCGACGTTTTTTCACCGAGTTCTTCCTCCGGCGGCTCGACTGCAGCCTGAATCAGCGGGTAGATCCGTGTCCCGGCCTCGAGCGTCTGGTGCATGGTGAGCTTCCGGCCCAGCTGCTTTCTGGTAAAGCGCAGCGGAAGGCCGTTTTCGTCGGTGATGCCCTGCGTGTCTGCGGCGTCGGTCAGCATGGCGGCCAGGAAGGCCAGCGTGCTTTTGAGGCCGTGCACCGTATTCAGCGCGCGCAGCAGATTGCCGTCGTATTCGTCCTGCACGTCGGCAAGGACGTTCATGTTGCAGGAGAGCCGGTAGACCCGGCCCTCAAGTTCATAGTCGACGGTGTTGAGCTTGGTCGTCTCCATCAGGTTTCACCCAGCTTTCCCTTGATCCATGCGACGGCCTCCGTCGCGGTGTCGACGGTCTCGGTCTCGAGCAGCAGCTCGTCGGTCGAATCGTCTGCGAGAAATTCGCCGGTCGTGGTCGGCGTATTGAACTGGATGTTCTCGCCCTTGGTCTGGTAGGACAGCGAGGGCGGGCCGAACAGCGCTTTCGGCACCCAGACGCAGGTGTATTTGGTCACGCCGTCGATCTTATCCGGCGCGTAAAAGCCGACGCCGACATAGTTTGCGATGTCTTTTGCCGAGAACTTCAGATTTTCCTTGCTCGTATCGGATGTGCAGCCGTAGAGCATGGCTTGTGCGGCCTTTTTGATGTACTTGACAGCCAGCGAGATCGTGCCGCCGGTGGCAAGCTTGATATACTCGGCAAGCTTGGATTCTGCGTACAGGCGGCCCTCGGCGAACTTGAGTTCCAGCTGCGCGCTCATGGCGTCGCCGACGTCGGTCGGCTCTGTGTAGGTCACGGTGTCGGACGTGTTTTTATACTTTCCCGCCCGGATGCCGCGTAAGTCAAAACTAGGCATTTACAATAGGCCCCTTTCTTTAAGTTTTTGTGTAAGGATCTTTTCGAGCTCCGCGTTTACGCGCTTCTGCGCGTTCCTGACGCCCTTTGTCCAAAAATAAGTTCCTGTGATCTGCCCGTACTCCTTCGCGCGGCCGTAATTCAAAACAAAAAGCACGGTCGCCCTGCGCGTTCCGTGCTCGTTTTTGCCGACTGCGGTGATGGAGATGTACGGGTCTCCGTTTTTGTCGCGTTTGATGGTTTTGCGGTATTTCACGCTGGATGCATATGCCTCGGTCCGAAACCCGCTCGCCTTGACCATTTTTTGCAGTTCCTCAACGATGATGTCACCTGCAGCATATAAAAGCTCCTGCTGCATCTCATCATCAAAGACGTCGGCCTTTTGTAGCGTTGCCATGAGCTCATCCGTTCCGGAAAACGAGATCTTAGCCATACTCCTCGCCCTCCGTCTCGGCGATGAGTGCGATCTGCGTGCGGCCTGTCTCCTTGTCGTAGGTCTCCATGTCGACGGTAGCAATGTAGCCTGCGGCCTCCAGCGCGGCTTTCGTGCGCTGGAGCAGGTCGGCGGCAAAGCCCTCGGCGAAGATGGAAACGGCGTACTGCACGCCGGTCTCGGCCTCGCCGCCCTCGGCGTAGAGCTGCCCGGACTGGCCGAGCAGCTGATAGGTGATGTAGGTTTCTTCCGCTCCCTTATAGGGCGGGTGGCAAACCGGAACGCCCAGGATTGATAGCGCCTCATAGATCATCATGCGCCGTCCCTCCGTTTGCAGGTCAGCTCGACTTCTTCTGTCTCCGCGCCATAGCTGCGGATGACGTCAAAGACGTCAGAGCCGCAGACGATCTGCTGCTCGCCGCCGTATTCCGCGCTGTGCATGCGGAAAATTGCGTCCGTGCGCTTGCCGGCTTGCGCGGCCTGATAATACTCGGCGCGGTTTACGGACTTGCGGGCAGCCCAGACGGCGGTTTCGCGTTCGAGTTTTTCCGTCGTCTGGCCGTTTACGATGGGGTAAGAGAACAGGCGCAGTGTGATCTTCGTGTCAAAGATCACAGCAAGCACCTCCTGCTCCGCCGCTGGCTTGGACTGCCCGGTAATCGTCGGACAGCCCCATAGCGTCGCGGATATCTGCAAAGCAGGTCTTCCATTCCTCGCCCCGGCCGCAGAAATCATGCTGCCAGCGGACGTATGCGCGGACGGCGTCTTTGACCAGCGGATCTTCGTCCGCTCCCTCTGCGCCCGCAAGGTGCAGGCGCAGGAGACAGGCGTCGATCTCGTCGGCGAGCTCGTCGTCAAGGGCGTTTGTGGTCAGCCGCAGGGCGGTTTTTGCAACGTTGATCAAAGCCATTGGTTATCCCTCCCTGTTGGCCTCGCGCCGTCAGGCCTTCTTCTTGGTCAGCGTGACGAGGCTGTTGACGTCGACGCACGCACCGTCGGCGATCTCGATGGCCTTTGTGACCTCGTCGTCGGTGTCCTCGTCGGTGTAGCGCTTTACCGTCATGCCCATGTTCTCGTTCCAGAGGTAGTACGCCGGGTCGAACATAAAGGCGAAGACGGTGTCGGCCGTGACCGACGCCGCAAATGCCGGCAGGTAGTCGCCGGTCAGAATGACCTCGCGGCCAAGGATGAAGTTTACGGGCTTGCCGTTGATGCCGTAGTTGACGCGCGCGACAGGCTGGCCGTTGTTGTCGACCATGCCGACGATCTGCGTCTCGAAGGTCTTCTTGGACATGAACCAGACCGCGCCGTCATATGCCTGCGGCAGCGCAGCTTCGGCCTTGCACAGATCCTTGTAGGTCAGAGCAGTTGTCGCGGCGGCAATGTCGATGTTCTGGCCGGTCGGGGCGGTCTCCGCAAGGATTCCCTTCGGCTGGCCGGAACCGGTGCCGTTGATGATGGCCTGCTCCTTTGCCTTTACCATCGCATTTGCGACGTTCCGGACAAACTGTGCCTCGAACATCGGGTATGCCATGATGGAAACTTCCAGCGACATGGAGATCGCGCAGCGCAGCTTGTGGTACGCAAAGACGATCTTGCCGGTCGAAGTCTTCTGTTTGTCGGAGCCCTCACCCTCGGCGACCCAGGAGGCCGTCGGCTTGGCCGAGCTGGTCGGGACCTGGACGCCGCCCGCGTAGGACGTGTGTGTTACGCGCGGCAGGATCATGCCGATAGCTTCCATCTTCTCGTAGATCTTCTGGATGGTCGTGGTCGGGATGACGCTGCCGACGTCGGAGGTCTTGGTGTTGGCGTCCACGTTGGTCATCTCTGCCGGGATCTTTTTGCCGGTCAAAACGTAGTTCATAAAGGCGCGCTTGTACTCGTCAGTGTCGTACCGGTCGAGCACGTCCGGAGTCTTTGCCGTGCCGGACAGGTCGACGGACTGTGCCGCCGCAGCCGGGGCCGCGACCTTCTGGCCCGCGAGGGCGTTGAGGTTCGCCTGGATCTTGGCTTCCTCCTCAAACTTGGCGTCGAGGGCCTCGACTTCCTTCATCTTGGCCTGCGCCTCTGCGGTCTTGCTTTCGTCCAGCAGCTTCTGGGCGTCGTCCATGAGCTTCTGGCGCTGGATGTTGTAAATTTCCTTCGTCATTTCAGTTCTCCTTTGAGTTTCAAAAATTTTAATTTTGCTTCTGCCTGCGCCCGTTCGGGCTTAAAAAAGTCAGGCGCTGCGGCCTGATTTTTTATGAGATTTTCTGCGCGCCGGAGCGCGTCCTCGCTGAGCATGCCGGAATAAAAATCCGCTGCCAGCGGCTTCTGGCCAGAGCCCAACTGCATGACGCGGTCGATGAGGCCGAGTTCTACGGCCCGCTCCGCCGTGACCCACGTCTCGGCGTCCATCATGGCGGCGATCTCCTGCTCGGACTTTCCGGTCTTAGCGATATAGGCCGATGTGATGGCGTGATTGGCGTCGCGCAGGACACCGGCGGTGTGCTCCATCTGGCGGTAGTCGCCGTCGGCGCTGGACTGGACGTTGTGGATCATCATCATGCCGGTCGGCGTCATCTCTGATTCGCCTGCCATTGCGATGATGGACGCGGCCGAGGCTGCTAGGCCTACAATGCGGATGTGGACGCCGCCGGCGTAATTGCGCAGGGCGGTGTAAATCTCGCTCGCGGCGAATATCTCGCCGCCGCCGGAATTGATCTCCACTTCGGCCCGCTCTCCGTTTCCGGATGCAAGCGCGTCGGCTACGGATTTAGGGCTCGTCGCCTCCATGCCGTACCACTGATAAAAGCGGTGCTGGTTGCTGGACACGATGGGCCCGCGAATGCTGATCTTCATGCGGTTTCATCTCCTTTCTGCGTGGTGTTCCGGTCGACCGGCTGCGTGTCCAGCCTGCGGATCGGCTTGTCCCCGCCGTCTACCGGCGCGAGGTTGAATGCGCGCCGCCATTCGTTCGGCGTCAGCGCGCCGCGGTCGACCATCTGCAGGAGGTTGAGCTTGGTCGAGGTCGAGGCGAAGTCCCACGCGGACGCCTCAAAGACGATGCGGTTGCCGCAGCCGCGCTCGCGCCGGGAAAAGAGCTTGCGGGTGTACTCGCCGCTCAGCTGCTTCAACACCGGCTCGATCTCGGCGTCAAAATAGGCGTTCTGTTCGTCCTCCGTCGCGATCGACGTGACGATATGCGGGTTGGTGTTAAACAGGGCGTAGATGCGCTGCGTGGTTTTGTCCATCTGTGCGGCGTTCGGTACGTAGTCCTTGGGGTCGATCTGCTTGGCCTCGGCCTTTGCGTCGACGGCCGCGACGCCCGTGCCGTTAGTCACGTTCAGGAAACTGTCCGCAAAGTCCTGCGCACGCTGCTTCACGTCCTCCGGGCGCATGGACGCGGCGAACATCAGCAACCAGCGAATCACGGCGCTGTTTCGGATGGCCTTTACAATGCCCTGATCCGTCGTGGTGACGATCTCCATGAGTGGCACGATGGCCGGGGCGATGGGGTCGCCGAAGATGTCATTCTCGTAAAAATCCCCGCGCAGGTGGATGATATCGTCATAGGCAAACGTCAGGACGTTCCCGTTCTGCATGTAAAATTTCAGGTACAGGTTACCGCCCGCGTCGTATACGGCGTCGGCCTGCATGGCCGCGACCGGAAAAATGGCGTTCGGCAGGCCGTTTTCGTCCCGCAGAATCACCGCGAAGGCGTTGTTGTTGAGCACCAGCTGCGCGGCCAGCTTCTCCTGCAGCATCTGGCCCGTCATGTACTGGTTCGGCTCTTCGAGCAAAAAGCGGATGTAAGGTTCCGGATTTACGGCGATCTTCCGCGTCTGGGCGGTGATGGTCTCCCGGATGTGCTTTGCCGTCAGCTTGCCGATGGCCTTGATCTTTGGCCGGATGCAGGCGCGGACGATGTCGGACTGATACATTTTTCCGTTGTAGCTGTAAAAGCCGTTCCCGCGCTCCTGCACCATCTGGACGGTCGAGACGCGTTTGGTGGTCGTGATATTCGTCAGGATGTTTTTCAAAAATCCCATGTTGTCACTCCTAGAGCATGCTTTTGTATTCCGCCTGCTTCTGGTCATAGACCGCGTAGGCGTCGAGCAGTGCCGCCGTGCCGTCGATGCGGCGGGTTGACTTGCTCGTCTTGTGCGGCTGGATATTGCCGTTTTTGTCCTCGTCGTAGGCGGTGTTTGCCAGGCACCACTTGTCGATGGGGTGGTTGTTGTAGATAATGCGCTTGGACTCGAGATCGTTGCCGCAGCGCTTCATCGGCTCCGACAGTGTCTTCACGCCCTGATAGACCGGGATCATGGCTTCTTTCCCGAAGTAGTCGGCCATGCTGTCCGTCCAGTAGGTCGCGGACCAGGCGTCGTAGCCGACGAATGGTATAAAAATATCGAGGTCTTCCTGTACCTCGATAAACCATGTTTTTACATCCTCATAGCGGATCTTATTTCCCTCGGACAGCCGGAGCAGCCCGCGCTCATGCCACTTGTCGTAGGGTATTTTGTCCTCTGTCACGCGCTTTTCCAAAAGCTCCTGCGGCAGCCAGTACATCTGCAGCACAAACAGGATCTCCGGCAGCTCCGGCACCTGGAACAGGACCTTCGCCGCCGTCAGGTCGGTGGTCTTGGACAGATCCGCGCCGCCGATGCCGTAGCGCGGGTAGGATAGCACGCGCTCCTGCGTCTGTCCGTCCGCCATGTGGTGCTGCCAGATCATGCGGCGGTTTTCCTTGTCGAGCTGGAAGGTATCGCGGTTGTCCAGCTGCTCAAAATTGAGCCAGGCTTCGCTCGAGGTCTCGCGGATGTTGAAATCCTTGCAGACGAGGTTTCGGACGAGGGCCGGATTTTTCTCCGCCCGCTCGACCCGCTCTTTCAGCGCCGTGTAGCTCTTGATCGTCCCGAGGCCCGGATTTGCCTTTTTCCAGCAGTCCGGGTCGGTCCACTCGCTGCGCTTGTCGAGCTCGTAAATAAACGCGATCCGGCGCGGGTCGTGGTACCCGTCCGGATCTTCGTAGCCGTTTATGATGCGCTCGGCCTCTTCGTATTTTTCGTCGTAGATATCTTCTCGGATGGTGCCGGCGGTTGAGGTGATAAATCGCAGCGGCTGCGCGCGGGCCTGATCGCCGTCGGCAATGATGTCGTACAGCGGTCTGCCGTTTTTCCATTGATGGATCTCGTCCATCATGGCCCCGTGGATATTCAGGCCGTCGAGCGTGTCGCTGTCAGAGGACAGCGGCTTGAATACGCCGTCGTTATAATCGCTGTCCACCTCGCCGACCAGACAGCGCGTCCGCTTGCGCAGCGCCGGCGATTTCTGCACCATGCGCTTTGCTTCCTGCCAGATGATCTTCGCCTGGTCGCGTTTGGTTGCGACGGCGTAGACCTCCGGGCCCGCCTCGCCGTCAGCAAGCTGGAGATACAGGCCGACGCCTGACGCAAGCAGCGACTTGCCGTTTTTCTTGCCGACAATGAGGATCGCTTCGCGGTACTGGCGGTTGCCCTCGATGTCGATAAACCCAAAGACAGTCGCGAGCAGTGCCTTTTCCCAGAGCTCCAGCTTGACGAGCTGGCCGCCTGCTTTGCCCTTGGAGTGGTGGCAGTAGTTTTCGAAAAATTCAAGTACGTGATTGGCACGTTTCGACGAGTAGTAAAACTCGGAGTTTTCCGCTCCCAGCTGCTCTACAACGTGCCGGTAGGTTTTTTGCACTTTCAGGCTGACGGTCTCGCGGCCTGACTGGATCGCGGCCCAGTATTCGAGGATCGGATTGTACGTTTCCGGATAGCGCGTCACAGCTCGTCACGCTCCCGGACAAAGCTTGCAAAGCCGTCGTCCTCCTGCTTCGGCGCGGTGTCCGGCTTCGGCAGGAGCGCCGTGAGCTGCTTGATGATTTTCTGGTAGTTTGCGTTCGTCGAGTTGTACGCCTGCCCGATGGGCCGGGCGCGGTCATATGGATCCAGTCGCTCCGACTGCTGGAATTTCTCCGTCCAGCCGTTTTCCCGCAGGTCGTCCGCCATGTCCTCGCACTCGATGCGCATAAAGGCCGCCTGATCGATGAGGCCCGCGACAGTCCCGGCCGCTTCCTTCGGCAGAAGCTTGTAGATCCTCCGGAGTCTGGTCTTCTCGGCGCGGATACGCTGTTCCTTTGTCTTTTCCTGCCTGTTCGCCACAAAAACCGCCTCCTTTTCGCGTGATTTTTGCCGTCTGTCCGCGCGTGCGCGTAGATTACTTATCGCCGCGCTTTCGTAGGGGGGCCTCGCGAACGGCCTGCGTATTCTTCCGAGGTGGGGCGTGCGGTGATCTAGCCGGCGCCCCGGCCTCGCGCGACGGGGGGGATCGGGTCGCCGGCAGCGTCGAAGAAAATTTTTTGCGTCAGAGATTTTGCGACGCCGTGACCGTCGAACTGATCGTGACAGTCTTTGCAGACGTACTCGAGGTTTGAGTAGGACAGGCCGACGTCCGGGTCGGTGATGTTGTCCGGCGTGAGCGCCCGCTTGTGATGGACGATGTAGCCCGGTTTGTCCCGGCACTCTTCGCAAAGCCCGCCGTCGATGGTCCGGCGGAACTTGATATACCCGGCGCGGCATTTCTTCCAGCGCGCGGAAGCGTAAAAGCTCGCGGCCCATGGCTGCATCCTGTTCCCTCCAATTCTTCACGCTATCACCATAGCACGTTTTTTTGGCTTTGTTAGCTCATCTTTCCCGATAGCCCAGCTCCCGGGCAGCCGCATAGACGAACCTTCCCCGCATGCGCTTGGCCGTCGATGCGCTCACATGCACGCGCCTGGCCGCGGACTCGATGCTCTCCCGAGGCCATCCCCACATGCTCATGCGCACGATCTCCAGCACGTCGGCTCCGTCGCGCCATGTCCGCGCCGTGTCCACTGCTGCGCGGACGGCAGCATAGTCTGCATACTCCCGCGATGAGAGGACGCGCACGGCGATATCTTCGACGGCCCGGCTGGACGATCTTCCGCCGGCCGAAGTAGAATAGCCCGGCGTGATCTTCTGCCCGCTCATATCCCGAACCTGCTGTTCCAGTTTCGGGTATTCGCTGATCGTTCGGCAGACATTGCCGTACCACCAGTATCTCGGCTTTGACACTTTGCCATCTCCTTTCCGTCTTTGGTCTCAAAACGTTACACATTTACAAGGCTTAAATAAGGCGGCTCCCGGTCCGCTTGCGTTCTTCTTTTGGATCTCTTACATATTTATATATCTGTAAGCCGTACTGCGTTGTACGGGCCTCGACGAGGATATAGCCGCGCGGAGCGACCGGCGGGTGCTTGGGGCTGTACTCACGCACGGCTTCGGTCGCAGGCTCCGGCTCCGGCCTGACGCAGTTGCGGTTCGCTTTCCATCGGTGGCCGCCGAACTCCTTGCGCCAGTGGCCGTGCAGATAGTTGGCCAGCGCCGTGTAGTCTTGCCCGTGGTCGATTTTGTTTCCGTTTTTATCCAGATAGTAATTGTGCTTCCGCAGTGGCTTGCAGTCGATCACGCTGCCATATCCCCACAGCTTGCCGATTGCCTCCGGCGGAATGCCATCCGAGATCATGTGCAGGTGGAATCTGCTGGTTGATTTCCCCTGGCCGTAAACCACAACGATCTTTGCATCAGGGTAATTATATGTAAGGCGGCGGTAATACCGGTCCCGGAGCTTTCGCATCTCGGCGGCGGTATGTACCTCATTCTCAGTATCGAGCGTCAGTGTAGAGTAATGGGATGTTGGCCCGAAGTTGGCATTGACCAGCGTTTCCAGGCGGCTGGCTGAGACTTTGTCGTTAAACTCGTCGCGCTCTGCCGGCGTCTGAAAGCGCGGCCTGCGCGGCTTGCTGGCCTTGATCTCCGTGCCGTCCGCGACGGTATACACGATCTGCTTGCATACATGCCCGGCAAATATCCGGCGTTTACATCTCTTTGCCATACTCCATCCTCTTTTATACAAATAGTGATAGCTGCGCCGTATGCGCGGCGAAGCGCTCCTCTTGTGCTGCAAAATAATCCTTATCGATCTCGCACCCCACGAAATCCAGCCCTGCGTCATACGCCGCGATCCGGCTGCTCCCGCTCCCGAGGTGTGTATCGAGGATCTTATCTTCAGGTTTTGCGTACCGAGCGAAGATCCACGCATAGAGTGCAATGGGCTTTTGCGTTGGGTGAATACGTATCTCCTTGTTTTTTGCACTCTCTTGCAGCATCCCTTGCCAGCGATATTTGAATTTTCTGACCGCCGACTTGAATGATGTGTACGCAAGTTCGCAATCCGCAAAGTAGTTATCGCCGTTGTCTTTGTCCCACACGATCCAGCATGGGCTGTCTTTTTGCGTAATCTTCGACATAAAATAGTTGGCGCCAAATATAACCTGATTTTTGGATACTCTTTCGAGCTCCTCAAAGTATCCCTTCTCCGGCGGCTGCTTGTCCCAATCTTTTTTTGTAAAATTAGTGTTTTTTGCCAGGACGCTCCCGCCTATTACTCCGCCGTCCATCCCGATCCCATATGGAGGATCGACAACCGCAAGATCAAACGTCTTGTCCTGTAGCGTCCGCATATACTCCATGCAGTCCACGTTGTATGCAATATTCACAGATATCCCTCCCATCTCTGCCCGCTCAAAGCGTGGCCGGAAATTCCGGCCATGCGTTCAGCGGATAGCGTCTTCTGCTTCCCCGAGCAGTGCATCCGTGCGGCGGTTCAGCGCGCGCAGTTTGAAAAACACCAGCACGCCCAGCGCGATCCACTCCAGCGCAGCAGCAAGCTCCAAAATCTCAATGATCATTTTCTTCTCCTTCCACTCCTTCCAATTCTCCTTTGCAGTATATACAGCGGCTCGGCAGGCTCTTTTTCAAACCGCCTTTTTTCCAGAGTTCGAAGCACGGTTTCTCCGGTCTGCCGCAGTATGGGCAGCGGTAGACACGGAAGATATCATCCCAGCGCCAGACCATGTGGACTTCGTTTTTCTCCTTCAAGCCCCATCGCCTCCCTCATTATTTCAACCAGCCTCTTTTCTAGTTTGTCCTGGTCGATCTTCACTTTCATCGTTGCGCCCTCCTGCTCTACCCACACGCCGTCCGTGCGCTTCGTAAACCCAGCAGGCGCGAAATTTCTGGCGTGTTCCAGATCCGGCGTATGCCTGCACGTTGGATAGCTGCATTTCTCGCAAGCCTTTCTGTCGCAAAGGAACAGGATATTCCGCTCTTTCGCCCGCGATACGCCGTTCGGCAGAAGAACGACTGGCTGCCCGATCTCCGCCGCAATCTGCGCCTGAAGCTTTTTCCGATCGCCGTCACGCAGTGCGACTGTGCATTCCAGCAAAATCATTTTCTATTTTTCCTCCACGTCTTCCGGCGGACGGCTGAACGAGAATTCCTTGCGGTTCCCAACAAACTTGGGCTCCGTCCACCTAATCCCAGCGATTTTCATGCCGCATTGCGGGCATTTTTGTGGGCTGATGATTGGTTCTTCGAGGCTAAAGTCAATGGTGTCTTCTGCGCCAAGTGGAAAGATGTACCGTCTTGCATCGTTGCTTATGCTGAATTCGTCGAAGACATAGTTGCATACCGGGCAAACGGGGCACGAGTCCAAGAACCTCTCGCTCTTGCTTCCTCGTTTTTTGATATTTTCTTCTGTTTTTCTCTGATTTTCTTCCTCCGCGTCGTTTTCCCGGATCTTCTGGTAGTATTCCAGCAGCTTCTCCCCGGCATTTTTGAGCAGCACGGTATAGCAGTCCGGCACATCCTCCGGGAACCATCCTGCGATGGGGCCGCCGTTCAGCAGGCACTTGTCGCAGTCGTCCGCCCTGCACGCCCCTATTGCCTGCATGATCTCCGCAAAACTCATGTCCTTTTTGCCAAGCCGCAGCGCTTCCCGGCGCTTCTTGTCTTTCTTACTCATTCCTGCGCCGCCTCCATTTCCTTTCGCTCCTGCATAAAGCCGTGCAGGAACAGCTCCAGCAGAGCGGCAGCGCGGTTTGTCAGCTTGGTAAAGTCCTTTTTGCTGATCTGGAGCTTGCCGGTCGTGACGACCTCCGTGTCCACGCTGCCGATGATCTGGATCGTCGGATTCGGCTCCAGCATCTTTGAGCCGTCGTCCTCCACCCGGTAGAGCGGCGGCGTAGAGCGTTCCATGATGATCCGCGGCGGGTAAGTCTCGCCGTGGAAACTCGCGTCCCAGAATTGATTGTCATAGTCCGCGACAAACTCATCCAGTTCTGACGCGAACAGTCCCATGATTCCTGCCATTTTGATGCTCCTTTCAGATTTCCACGCACTCATTTGCACGGATATTGATCCGTTTTCCGCCGGACTGGATCACATATCCAACGCGTTTGATCTTGCCCACGCCTGCGTACCGCTCCGCCTCGTGTTCCGAGCCGACAGGCGGCTGGTACTCTGGATCGACCGGTACACGCTCCATGATGCGGATGCGCACCATCGTGTGCGGCAGGCGGCGCGGCTCCTCCGGCTTCGGTGGCTCCGGCGGCGTGTTCATCGCAGCCATTCTGGCGCGCCGCTCTATGTGCTGCGCGATCGACGCGCAGGAGCGGCTGCAGTAAAAGCGCCCGCTTTTATTCTCGTTGACTTTTCCGATCGACCGCAGGAACGTTTTCCCGCATAGGCTGCATGCCTTTTGTACCAGTGTTTCCATGGTCCACGTCCTTTCTTTGGTCAGGGGCCGGTATCCCGGCCCCCGGCAGTGGACGGCCTCGCACCGCCTGCGCCCGCGCTGCCCCAAGTCCGATCCTGCGCGGGCGAGCCGCCCTTGTCTGCGTCGGGCAGCTTTTGAAGGAGGTTCAACCATGCCCCCGGGTGCGTAAAGCCCGGGAGTGGGGTAACGTTTTCCGGCACGTTCCACACCGTTTTATCCCCGCCCGCAGGCTTGAGGGGCCCTGCGGGCGGGTTGCAAAAGCCGGGGTGATCCTTCCGTCGGCGTCTCATGGCAAAGCGTCGGCGGCATAAGCCCATAAAAATTATGTATCCCCGGCCGATTGCTGTGGTTTCTGGCGGCCCGGCTTCGCACTTACGTGCTTGCCGTATTTGCCATCCTCTCCCTGCTCAAGCGGCAGGGTCTTTCTTCGGGCCTGCTCAGCCGCGTGCCATCCGCAGCCCTCGCAAAATTCATTTCCCAGTGCTGCCATCATGCAGGATCTGGCGCTCTTCGGCAGCATGCACTGCTCGTTTTTTTCTTCTGCCATGCTCAAACCTCCTGTATATCGATCCCGTATTTGGATCGCATGAATTTTTTATTGCGCAGATACTCCTTTGTCCGCGTCGCCGCGGACTTGACGTCTTCAACGACCAGCTTGCCGCCGAAGCGGTACGAAAAGTCCGCCGTGTACCGGATTGCGCGGATCCGTTCGCCGGTCTCTGTGACGTAGCTTTCCTGCAGTGTGAATTGCGGCTGCAGCCGCAGATCGGAGATAATGCCAGCCCGGAGCATCACCATCAGCTCGTCATACCGCCGGGCCTCCTTCTGGCTGTCAAAGCGCAGCTCGCCGCGTTCGGCGGGCGCGCTGTGATACTTCGAGGCCTTCTTCGGCGCCGCGGAAACCCCCGGCAGCTGCTGCCGTGCATAAAGCTCCCGCATCCGCGGCGGCATGTCCGCCATGGACTCAAACCGCAGTCCGCTCATTTGGCTGCACCGTCCATCCGCGCACCGCACTTGCCGCAGAAGTTGTGCCACCGTGAGCACAGCGTTGCGCCGCACACCGGGCAGTAGTCATACGGGATGTCCGCATGCACCATATTCCTGCGGTAAAGTGTAGAGCGGTCTCCCGCTAAAACGCCGATCTCCTCATGGTACCCCACAATCGTCCTTGTGCGCACTTCCGTCACCGGCGTCCCATGCACCACCTCCGCAACGTCGGCGGCGGGCTGACGCAGCAGGAGCGTTTTCACCCGCTGAGGCGTCCAGTACGGGTTCCTTGCGTTGTTTGCCTCAAAGTCTTCCAGCGCCGCCTCGCGGCTGATATAATCACCCGCCATGCCGCACCTCCACGCCTGCCATTTCAAGCAACCCGTAAATGTCCGCTTCATCGCTGTTCGCGAGGAAATTGTCATTTTCGTCGTAGTAGTTGTACGCCGTGTATGCTCTGGCTTGGATTCCGGCGTATTTCTTGAGCAGTTTATTCGCCCCCTCAATTCCAGACGTGCAGGCATCTTCCAGTTCTTCCATTTGCGACTTGGTTATAAACTTAGCCATTCTTCTTGCCCTCCTCTACACGCGACTTAAGCCATTCTTTGATTTGCATTGCGCAGGAGCAGCAAAGCTCAATATCAGGTGATTTCTCATGGAACGCGCGTCGTACGTTTACATACGTCGCAGAGCTTGTGGGGTTTATCTCCGCCCCGCAGCGGTCACATATTCGTTTCGTTGCCATCCTTCTTGCCCTCCATTCTTGCCCGCAGCAGCTTCGCGTTTGTACTCCCGGATGTAGCGCCGCATGTACTCTTTACTGCTCACCTTTTCCTGCCCTCCGTCGCCCGCTCGGCCGCTTCGCGGCTGATGTATTCGTCAGGCATGGTTTACCTCCTTTAGCCAAAGCTCACTCGCTGCCATCGCTCCCGCCCGGATTGCGGATTCCTCCGTTATTTTGCCCTCGTTCATTTTCTTCCGCAGCAGCTTCGCGTACAGGGTGATTGTCAGCGTATCCTCTACCACACCGGCATTTGTCTTCCAGCGCGGCTTTGCCGTCAGCCCCCAGTTTGCATGGTTCCGGCTCGTGCCGATAGACATAAGGATCTTTCTTGCGCGTTTTCTGGTCATGTTTTTCCCTTCATCGCCCGCTCTGCACAGAGGCAGAGCGGTGTGTACAATTTGCAACTCTGTGTGTTCTGGTACACAATAAATTTCCTGCTGCGATCTATTTTCCCGTATCTGTTGCGCGGGTGCGGCCGCTTCGCGCACAACCCGTGCCTGGTTCCCGATTCGCGCTTGAAATTGTCGCAATTCCCGCATGTTTCGTTCTGGCTTTCCGGCATGATCCTGACGCGCCCGTCCTTGTCGGCCTCGGCAAGCTCGCGGAGGCGGCTAGGCTCCACGCCCAGCGCCTGCGCTGCCAGATTTATCATCGTGTTCTCCGTAAATGGAGCCTTGATTTCCTCGTAGGCCGCGGGTCTCTCACACACCGCTGTTTCAGATGATTCGTTCCATTCAGTCAATCGTTCCATTTCAAAACCCCTTTCCCAACATATCTGCAATACGCAATTTCCAGCTTCGCGCCCTTACTTTCCTTCGCATCCGGCAGCTCGAACAGAATATCCGCCGCGTCAATCATCCCGAAGCACAGCCGCATGTAGTCCTTCTGTGTCAGCCCTTCCGGCAGTTCCGCCGGATTCAAGATCACCGCGAGAGGATACAGCTCCTGTATGTGCTTCGCCGTCATGCGGAATTTCATCTTGTAATTCGGATCTCCGGTGATTTTACCGGCTATGTAAACCTTCACGGCAATTCCTCCACATACCGCCAGCTCTGTGGCGGGCGGGTGACCGGCTTGGGTTTTGCCTTGAGCGCTACCTCTACCTCATTTGGCACAGCGTAAAACTCCCACAGATCGCGCGGGTGATCGTAAATTTTGAGGTTGGAAATGTGCCATCCGTAGCCGACGCCGCCGTCCAGATACTTCTCCAGCTCGTCTTTTGTCATGCAGGCATCCGCAAGAAGCGTATCAAGTGGTGTGCAGTCCATGTTCCAATCGCAGATGCAATATTTCGGCGGTTCACAGATTGCTCCTACTCTGACGATCCTTTCAAAAATGTCGTCGCATACAAACTCGCCGATGACCTTTTGCCGCTTATCCCATAAGCCAGTGGTCGGCGCTTTTTCCGTCTTTATGAAAACCGGTTTTCCGTGATAAGTCTCGCCGTAATTCTCATCGCCGTCTTTCATAATGGCGAGCAGCTTTTCCTCCGGCTTTGTGCAGTAAATATAGCACTTAAACGGCGGGTCCATCTTCGGGCGCGTCTTGCGCACCTCAATGGTCTTCCGCCCGCTCATGATCTTCTCGCACCACTCCGGGCGGATGCTGATAAGTACAGCTTTACTCATGCCTTGCCTCCTTCCTCCCGTTCAAATCGGATTTTCATTTGTGCCGGGCATAAATCCACTTCTGGCTTTCGCTTCCCAGTCCAGCGCAGCCCGCCAGCCTGCCCAACGCATTTCCAGCCAGCCGCCTTGAGGCTTGTCCCCGGCTCGGTATCGAGGATGTATGTAATCAGTTTGTGATAGCCCATCGCACGGGCGGCTCTCCATGCGGCTGCGTATAGCATACTGCACGCATTCCTCGTGCCGTCCGTACAGCAGCGGTTTACCTCCAGTGTCCATCCGTCGTCCAGATATCGCGCAACCGGTCTCCCGACAATCGCAACTCCGACGATTTTCTCACCATCGGTGCAGCCAACAGAAAACTTGTGCCCCACCACCGGCTTGTGGTGCCGGTGATGCCCCGCGACAAAGGCGTTCGCCTCTGCAAGTGAAATGGGGCAAATATCAAGCATTGCTCCCACCCCTCTCCGGCGCTTCCGGCAGCGGCATCCAGTGGGTGACGGTGCACGGAATTGCCATGCACAGCCATCTTTTTGCCTTTGCGTGGTAGTTGCCAATATCTGCGCCAAACTCTGGGGTGTAAATCATGTAATTTACAAGTACACCGTCTTCGTCTTTCCAAACCTCTGGCAGCCTGTCCTCCACACTGACCCACTGCGACACCTTCTCCCGCAGCGCCGCATTCTCAGCGGTCAGGCTCTCGATGGCTTCAGCGGCTTTGCCCAATAAATTCTCTTGGCAGCGCTGCTTATCCTCATGCATGGCGCAGTCTTTGCACTCGCCCTCTGCGCAGCACCGCAGCGCCTGCACGATTTCCTTTTCCTTGTCTGTCATAGCGTGTCCTCCGAAATCAGGTTATATTTTTTGAGCAGCGCGGGGACTTCGTTCTCGCCTATGATCTCGTCCCGGAATGTTTTTATGTGCGTCCAGTTGTGCGGCGCCCCGCCGATCCACTGGAACGTCCAGAGACTCGATTCATTTTTTCCGTGGTAAATATCTATGCTGAACGCTTTTCCGATACGGAATCCGTTAGAATCCAGCCGTTCCGGCTCAAGCATACCAGATATGTACTGATAGCCGTTCCCGTCTATCCCGCTGACGATTAGCTTATATATGCCATTCATCTCAAAATGCCCTCCGTCAATGCCTTAAAAATCGGGTATGCCTGCTGCGGCACTACAGCGTTTCCGAGGCATTTAAGTCTGTCCACCCTTGCGGGAACCCCATGAGCCACTCGACCCACGTCGGGTTCAGCTGCCCAGCAACGTCCGTCCGCAAGCTCCTGTGATTGCCCCCACCGTGCGTCCCCTTCGCATCCTCTGCACATGGCGTCGTAAACAGCTTCACTGCATTCGCCAGCTGGTGCACGTGATGACTGTTCCCCGGTGTCTTCGGCTGCGTCAGGTGTTTCAGACTGTTTGCGCCCTTGCAGTCCCGAGCCGTCGGCGTCGGCCACAGGCTCTTCCCCTCCTGTACCGCTACCCAGTCCCGCAGGTTGCACGGCTGCTTCCGTCCTGGGCGCGATACCGTTTCCTTCTTCAGCGCTTCCGGTGATTTCGGCGGAAGCGCATCCATCGTGTTCGGTGTCGGTCGCAACGAAAAACACTCTCGATCTTCTGTGCCAAGCTCCGACAGCCGCAGCTTCAAAATTAAACACGACGACGTGATAGCCTGCACGCTCCAGATCCTTGACCACCTGCCCGGCGGCAATCTTGATGATTCCAGGTACGTTCTCACCGACAACGCAACGCGGGCGCAGCTCGGTGATAACTCGGAGCATCTCCGGCCAGAGGTATCGATCATCCCCTTTTCCCTTTTGCTTTCCAGCCACGGAGAAGGGCTGGCATGGGAATCCGCCGGAAATAACGTCAACTGCTCGTAATCCTGTTCGCTCATAGAAGCTCTCCTTTGTCAGCGTCCGGACATCACGCCAGCGCGGCACGTCCGGCCAGTGCTTTTCCAGCACCTTCGTCGGGTAGTCGGCAAACTCGCACTGCCCGACGGTCGTAAATCCGGCCCACTCGGCGGCTAGATCAAGCCCGCCGATCCCGGAAAACAGGCTCAGATGCGTCAGCATCTCGTCTCATCCCTCCCCGGCGTAAGCTTGGCCAGCATGATCTGGCCGAGATCCGCCACGTACACCAGCCGCCCACGGCTGTACACCAACAGCTTGTCGTCCCGGATCTCCATCCGGTCTGCCTCGATGTTCGTCAGATCGTGGCAGCAATCGCAAACAAACCTCATACCAGCGCCCCCGGCCGGGTATCCGGCACATAGTGCAGCTTGTCCGCCCGGGCGGTCTGGTGGTACTCCGGCCGCGTCCACGCGTAGCCCCAGTGTTTTGCCGCTGTGAACACGGCGGCAAGCTCGTCCGCCGCGCGGACAATGATCTGCTGATCGTGGTAAGTTACGGTATAGTGGTTTTTCCCAGTGTATCCTGCCTGTGCGATTACCTTCTTGCGTCTCGGCGCCCGCTCGCCGGGGTAATCGATGCTATTTTTCATAGTGTTTCCTCCTGCGTATCCTGTTTTCCGCCCGGACCGTCTGGCGGTTTGCTGCATGATCCAGCTCCATGTCCATGCGATCCCGGTGATTTACATCGTAAATGTGGTTCCGGATGCTCTCATACAGCTTCCAGTTGCAGCATCCGGCGCGGCAGGTGCCGCTCCTGTCCGGGCAGTCTCTCGCGCACAGCGGCGGCACTGGCCGCATCCGCGGCGCAAAATACTGCATCACTCGTTCTCCTCCTGCACGTGCTGGAGCCACGCGGCCAGCTTGTTGAGCTTCGTCTCGCGCAGCACCAGATCGTTGACAGTGTCCTGGTCCACCCGCTCCATGCTCTGCAGGATCGCACGGTCCTCCTCGCAGTCTGCCGCATAGGCCAGCAGCGCATCGACGATATCGTCCAGCTGATCCGGCCGCAGCCGAAGCTCGATCCTGCCATCCATCACAGCACCCCAAATGTCGTGCAGCCCAGCGAGATCGCGCCGGTGATCACGGCGGCGTCCGTCAGCTCCGCGTATCCGGCGATCACGGCCATTGCAAACGCCACGCCGCCGACCCACAGGCTGCATACCTTTGCCACCCGCCGCAGCGTCTTGCGGTACTGCCATTCGTCAAACAGCCGCTCCCGGCGCTCCTCGGTGGTCTCTTCCTCGGTGTACTCCTCTGCAAGATTTCCTCTCATGATGCTTCCTCCTTCTCCTTGTTCTCCTTTTCCCGGCGGTATCTTTCTGCGGCCCAGCGGGCGAAGGCGTCCAGTTTGGACTCTCCGTGCCCGTCGTCCGGGCGCTTGATCTCAAAGGGCTCTGCCGGGAGAAAGCTCCCGTCCGCCGCCCGGTATGCAACTGCTGCCAACATGCCTCACGCCTCCTTCCGCTCGTCTTTCTTGCTCTCCTGCGCCAGCATCATGCCGTAGGCGATATCGCTCAAGCGCTGGAGCTGTTCGTCGGTCAGTCTGTCGGTTACCTTACCCAGGCTCTCGGCGTGCGTTTTTTCCTTTTCAGACATTGTTCTCACCTCGCGTTGTATTGCTAATTTATCTCGACGTGATTATATTATATCACGACGTGATATTTGTCAAGTCCTTTTCTTAAAGAAATATTGACAACGCGATATTTTTGCGATATTATATAGTCGCAAGGAGGGAACACGATATGCAAGACCGTATTAAAGAGCTCCGGAAATCCCTAGGGCTTACCCAGAAAGACTTTGGCGAGAGACTCGGCGTACAAGCCAATACCATCACCAGCTATGAAAGCGGTGTCCGCACTCCCAACAACTCCATGATCCTTGCCATCTGCCGTGAATACGGCGTGAGCGAGACTTGGCTCCGCACTGGCGAGGGCGAGATGAAGCAAAAACTGACGAGGAATCAGGAGATCGCGGAGTTTATGGCTACCGTCATGCGTGATCCGGACGACGCGCCGCGCAAACGGTTTATCTCCATCGTCAGCAAGCTTGACATCGAAGAATGGCAGCTACTCGAGGCGATCGCAAAAAAATGGACCGAGGACGAATAATTGTCCCCGGTCCATTTTTTACTCTATGCGACCAGTCCGCGCAGGAAGCGCCAGACCAGATCGAGTTGTTCCGTCGTCGCAAGCTGCAGCATGCGGCGGATGTCCTGCAGGTAAAAACTTCGCGTCATTCTATCCATTCCCCCATTCTTCCACAAAAAGACCGTTCATTTTTTGTTCACTTTTCCGGTTGTGCTTTCCTTTCCCTTGGCTTACAATATTTGTAGGATGATTTATCCCCGCTCGCATAATTATATTAGAACATGTGTTCTATAATTACAATTATGAGAGCCTACAAAAATTTATATGTCAAACTGGAGGTTTTGCCATGCGACGTATCTGGCAGAAGTTTGCCCTTGTTTCGGTATCCTGCCTGCTTGCGGTCGCTGCGTGGATCGGCCTTTTACACCTTGCGGATAACATTTCCGCCATCCGCTCTTATCGCGCGTCCGATCCTATCGTCCAGCAGGCCGCCAGCCACGTGGAGGAGTAACTATGTACTGTAACAAATGCGGTAAAGAGATCGACGACGAGGCTCTGATCTGCCCGCACTGCGGCTGCGGCACCTTAAATTATATCCGCGATCAGGCAAAGGCGGAGGCCCGCGTGCAGGTGCAGGCCGCACCGGCGCGGAAAAAGCGCTCGACTGCTCTGCTGCTTTGCATTTTTCTTGGTGGCCTTGGGGCGCACCGGTTTTATGTAGGCAAGATCTGGACGGGTCTGCTCTGGCTTATCACGCTTGGCTTTTGTGGTATCGGCACGCTGGTTGATTTTTGCCGGATCTATGATAATAAGTTTACTGACGATGCTGGCCGCCCGCTCTATGATGAGTATACGGACGGCTTAACGCCAGAGGAATATGATGAGGCAGTTGCTGGGCCGCGCAAGGTGCGAAAGATCGTGATCGTCATTGCGCTTGCCTTGTGCGCTGGCTGCTTTTTGATTCTGCGTGTCATGCCGAGCCTGCTGTACGCGTTTGGTTTTTGAGATTCGCCCGCGCCGCTGGCCGAACAACGGTGCGGGCTTTTGCTTGCGCAGGCGACCGGGAGCCGTCTGTATTTTCAGGTTAGTTCATTCACGGTATCTTTGTAAAGACACTACACTTACTTTTTGCAGTCAGACGTCTTACTTTTTTGGAGGGAATGACGCGTTTTGAGGGAAAAATTATCTGATTTGTGCCGTGAGCAGAAGCAGACGATCACTCCGCGCAAAACAAATCAGGACGTCGCCGAAAACACCGACCTTTCCGTCGGCACCGTTTCCCAGTTTTTACGCGGCGACATCAAAAATCCGTCCGTTTACACGGTCGGCCCGATCTGCCGGGAGATGGGCGTTTCTATGGATGAGTATTTTGGCATTCCGCATGACGAGCCTGCCGATCCTGCCGAGCCTCCCGATGCCGAAAAACTCCGTGCCGAGAACGCTGCGCTTCGCGCGCAGCTTTCCCAGCAGCAGAAATCCCTGCGTATGCACCGGCTTGTGACACTCATCCTCTTGGGTATTCTTTTGCTGTGTGCCCTTGCGCTTTTGGTCGACGTACTCAGTCCATCAATCGGCTGGATCCGCACATAAAAAATCAACCGCCCCGGCCTGATAAGCCGGAGCGGTATTTCTGGAGGTTGCCATGGACGGCCTGAATCTTGCAAACGTTGTGATCTATGCGCGGTATTCTTCTGCCGGTCAGAACGATCAATCCATCGACGGCCAGCTGGCCAAGTGCCGCGAATACGCGCAGCAGCGCGGCTATCGCGTCGTCGGCGAGTATTGTGATCGTGCCCTGTCTGGCCGCTACGCTGAGACGCGCCCGGAGTTCCAGCGCATGATTTCTGACAGTGCGAAGCATGCGTTTGATTTTGTGCTGGTGTGGAAATTGGATCGTTTTTCCCGTGATCGCTACGATAGTGCGATCTACAAGAAAAAGCTCCGCGCCAACGGCGTGCGCGTGCTGTCCGTCACCGAGGGCGTCGGCGACAGCAGCGAGAGCGTGCTGTTGGAGGCGATCCTGGAGGCCATGGCCGAAGAATATTCCCGGCAGCTCGCTCAGAATGTCCGGCGCGGCATGCGGCAGAACGCGGAGAAGGCGCTGAGCCTCGGTGGGCTTGCCCCGCTCGGCTATCGCGTTGTTGATAAGCGCTATGAAGTCGATGAGGAAGCCGCTCAGATCGTGCGCTTTGTGCATGAGCAGTACGCCGCCGGCGCTACGCAGAAGCAGATCGTTGCCGACTGTGCGCAGCGCGGCTACCGCAACCAGCGCGGGAACCCGCTCACGATCGATTCTGTAAAACGGATCCTCTCCAACGAGCGCTATGTCGGCACGTACCGGTATCTCGATGATATCGTGATTGAGGACGCGTTCCCGGCCATCGTCTCCAAGGAGCTCAAGCAGCAGGTCCGCGCGCGCCTGACCGCGAATGCCAAAGCCCCCGGCCATGCAAAAGCAAAAATTGAATACCTGCTGCATGGGAAGCTGTTCTGCGGGCTGTGCGGCGCGCCGATGATAGGGGAGTGCGGCCGCGGCAGACACGGCGCAACGTATTATTATTACACCTGCGCCGCCCGAAAGAAGGCCCATACTTGCAAAAAGCGCAACGAGCGCAAGGATGAGCTGGAGCAGTATATCGTGGAGTATATCGGCACGCACGTGCTCACCGACGAGTGGATCAGCGCCGCAGCGGACCGCGTTGTGGCCGAGTATGCCCGGAGCTATGATGCCTCTGGCATAAAGCCGCTGGAGCGGCAGATCCGCGAGGCCGACAAGGATATCGATAAGCTCGTCGACACGCTGATCTCCGCCACGGCAGACGCCGCCCGGCGCAGGATCAACGAGCGCATCGAGGCTGCAGAGGCCAAGAAAAAGGCGCTGGAGGAAGATCTGGCCTCTCTCCGCATCGCCAGCCGTGTCCAGATTCGGAAGGAAGATATTGTCGCCTGGCTCTGCCAATTCCGCGGCGGCGACTCTGTTGATCTGGAATACCGGAAGAAAGTTATAGAATTGTTTGTAAACGCGATCTATATCTACGATGACAAAATAAAAATGTTTTTCAACGTCACTGATTCTGCCCAAATTACCTACCCGGAAATGCTCGCCCTCGAAGCCCCTCCCGGTTCGGATTTCGGCGCGTCCGGCGTACCAGATGTATCCTTATCCGAACACTTTGTTTTTATAAACGGTGTTATTGGGATGGTCGTGCATCGATAAAGGAATCCCTCTCCTGTTTTGGAGAGGGATTTTTTTATTTTGCAATATGCTCATAATACGCCATGAGCTTGCGTTCCGGCCCCGGTCCGTCTTTATCGAGCAGAAACGCCTTTGCCAGAGCAGCGTAGAACTCCGGGCGGTTGAGGCCGAACTCCACGGCGACGGGGTAGTAGTCCGAGTACATCATGTTCATTGTCACGCCCCACGCCCAGCGCGGGACCACTGGTGCCTGAATGCCCATGCTCTCTGCCACGGCCGTTGTCTGTTCCATCGTCCAGTGCGGGCCGGTCGTGCCGTCGGCGTTTTGCATGTTGGCTGCCCACTGCATCGCCGTTTCGCGATCAAATGTGGCCGTCTCCGTCTCGTCGTGGTGCCCGTGCAGCTTTTCGAGCCTGCAGATTGTCTTCGCGTACAGTCCGACTTCCTCTGCGCCGCCCAGCGTCACAGGTTTCTCCATGGCCTCGTGCAGCTTTGTGTAAAGCTTTTCGATATATTCTTTCATCTCGTCATGCCTCCTGGATATACCGGTAGAGTTTATCGACGTCGTTCTGGTCAAACCGCATATCGCCCAGCAGCGGGACGGATACGGTCAGCTTGTTCTCAAAGCGCGGACGCGCCGCGTTATAGAGCTTGTCGAGGTCGATGTTTCCGGCGTCGTCAAAGATCTGCATCATCTTGACCGCCGGATTCTCGCGCAGCGCAAGGATTTTTTCGCGGCTGCCCTCCATGATGAGCGCCAGCATGATCCCGGCCCCGATGCCCTTGCCACCCGGCAGGTGCGGGATGGCCTCATTGTCTGCGTAGCGCATCGCGCCGCGCATGGCCTGATCTATCGTCACTGTCATTGCAGATTTCCTCCTTTAACGATGGGGCGGCGATTGCCGCCCCTTTTGCTTAGCTGTTGCAGCACCCGCCGCACTTCGGGATCGGGTTGTAGAGCGTCTGCGCCGTGGTCGCGGTGCCGGTGGTGACGTCTGCGACCTGCTTGGGATAAAAGGTCGCGTTGACGTAGGTGACGATGGAGTTATCACCGCAGCAGCGGCGCTCGGCCTCCATCTTGACCGCATCAAGCGCCTCCTTGCGGACAGACTCGACGTCCTGCTTGACCAGCGCGAAGCTGTCCTCGGTGCGCTGGTTGTGGACGGCCTGCTTGCACAGCGCCTCACGGACGTCCTTGAGCTGCCCGTCGATATAACCGTACATCTCCAGCATCTTGCCGTCGTTGTACGTGTTGGCCTTGAGCAGCGCGATCTCGCTGTCCTTCGCGGCCAGCTTCTGTTCGCGCTCCAGATCGTAGCGCGTGACCGGCATGTTCTCGCTGCACGTCGGCTCCTGTTGGCGTGTGGCCAGTGCGGCAGCCAGTGCAGCCATGGCAGGCGTGGCCGCAGCTGCCGTTACCTCTGCAGCCGCTGTCCTGTTGTTTTGGCCGAGACCGCCCAGCAGATTGCCAAGGCCGCCGTTTGCCAGACCCAGTGCAGCTCCGCCGATGCCAAAGCCCAGCGCAGTCCCTGCGAGTCCCTTGCTTGCGTATTCCATAAAAAAATACCTCCGGTAAAAATAAGTAAGCTGGCCAGCTCCTATCCTCAGTCTACCGTTTCCCCCGCTCCGCTGGGGGACATTTGCGGGACGTCTGTGTACCATTTATGTACCATTTATTTTTTGATTTTTTCATTTTTCCTCTTGACATTTACGCTCATTGAGCGTATAATAAAGCCATAAGATAAATCAAGGCGATAAGCCGGAAAGAGGTACAACATGAAAAAGACCACCATCGAAAGAATCATCCGCAATGCTGTTGAAGAAAGAATCGATACCGTTATCGGCAAGTACACCTACCGTTTTAACGTCAACACTGGTGCTATCTACCGCTGCCTGACCGACAATATCTGCCGCATGTGGATTGACACTGACGGCAGCCGCAGCGACGCTTGGAGCGTCGTTGCTCATGCGTAAGGGATGCGACCAATCGACCTGACCGGTCAGGTTTTTGGCCTCTGGCGTGTGCTTGGGCCTGCCGGGAAAGATGCTGGCGGGCGGCTCCTCTGGCGCTGCCGCTGCTCCTGCGGTGCGGAGCGCGTCGTTTTATCATCCAATCTTCGCGGCGGCAAATCCACTTCATGCGGCCATGATCGCGGCGTCAAGCGCCGCGCAGATATCACCGGGCAGCGGTTCGGTCGGCTCGTCGCAGTTGAGCGCGTTGGCAGCCGAAGCAGCCAGTCTCTCTGGCTTTGCCGGTGTGACTGCGGCGGCACCGCCGTTGTCCTCATGAGCAATCTCAAATCCGGGCATACAACGTCCTGCGGCTGCGCGCTGCAGGAGGCGCAGCAATCCCCATCCGCGCGTGTAGCGGCGCAGGCTCTGTCGCCGCTGACGAGACCCGGCGAACAGCACATTGCCGCGAGATCGTTTCGGCTGCGCTTTGCGCATCAGGTCTACGATGTGCATAATCTCCGCAACTTTGTCCGTGAGCACCCCGGACTTTTTGATATCTCCGGCGACCCGGATTCCGTCGACGCCGTATGTAAGGCGCTATATGATGCAGGCAGCCGCGGCTACACCTGGCACGGCTGGTCTGTTACAAAATTGGAGGACAAACCATGACACTTACCCCTTTTATCCGCTCCACGCTTTACGCAGAGGCCGGCACATACGCTGACCGTGATGCCTATATCTCGGATCTGGCACTATCAAGCATCTGGGGCGACGCTGAAGACGCCGAGATCCCAGCGGAACGGCTTGCACTGCTCTGCGCGGTCTGGGACGGCGCGCACTGCACAGTCCCGGAGCTGCTTAAAAAATACGGACTGACACAGACTGGCTTTGCACAGTATTTTAACGTCCCCCTGCGCACCGTGCAGGGCTGGTGCCTCGGTGAGCGCGCATGCCCAGCGTATGTGATCGCGATGGCCGCGGAGATCTTGAGCAAAAACGTGTAACAGTAAATTTTGTATTTTTTCAAAATCCTCTTGACTTTTACGCTCATTGAGCGTATAATAAAGCCATAAGATAAATTAAATGACGGAGGTAAATAAAATGTACGAAATGAGCAGAGATATGATGGACACCATGATCCGCGACTGGCTGGCAGACAATGCAGAGGAGATGGCCGATCTGGTCGTCGATTACGACAGTATCCGGTACGACGAGGATGAAGAAGAGTGGATCGCCGACGCGCACGATGACAGCACCAGCTACACGCTCAAGGCTTGCAGCGATGGTTTCATCCGCATCTGCTGATGCTTGCGGCCAACGCAAGCAAGGAGGACGCGGGAATGAACGGCTACCAGCAGGCGATTCTGATGCTGCTCGGCATTGATACCGGTGGGCGTTTCCTCGTCCGTTGCGTGGATCGATGGTATATCGACGCGGTTGCGGAGTTCTTCCCGACCGCGCCATACCTTCAACGGCGCGTGGACGGCAAGAGGGACTTTTGGACGATAAAGTCTGCAAAAGTCTGCTTGCATCAAAACCTTGCGGATGTGACGGACTGGCACGGGTTCTGCCGCGGCGTCGTGGAGCTGCAGGCCTGCCTTGATCTATGGAGGCGTAAAATGCACGGCGTGCATTTTGAAACGCCACGCTTGCGTATCTATGGGCAGCGGGAACTGCTTGACCAGATGTCCGGGCATCTTCCGGCGGCGCCGAAAAAGATACAAGCTGTTCGTACCGGAACCGGCGGGACATGCGTGCTGTATTATCAAAGTCCGTCTGAAGTCGTCGGCATCCTCAACTGGCTGCGTGGTGACCCGGAGAATGCGGCACTTTGGGCCAGATGGGGAGAAATCTTAAAATCCTCAAAATAAAAGCCCGTGGATCACTCCACGGGCTTTTACTCTGTATGCTGCCTTCCGGCGATGCGGCGGGCAATTGTGATGATGTGCGGCAGGCGGCGGGAGATGGTTTTGCGGTCGACGCCGATCTCGGCGGCTGCGTCCATCTGCGGGAGCCTGCGCACGATATAGAGTTCCACGATCTGCTGATCGATCTGATCCAGTATGCCCTCGTCAGTGATGTGCTCCCAGTCGCTGCGCGTGAGGTGTTCCAGCTCCTTCGGCAGAGCCAGCCGCGC